TCCTGAGGTTGAAGTTCTCATTAAACGAAAATAGCCATTAGGCATTTTGGTATTGAGGCCGGTATGAATGATCATATCCTGCCCTATCACCGAATTGTAAAAGGCCATTGCAGGAATTTGCTTAGGGTCGCATTGCTCTACTTTTGCTGCAAATTCTTGCCAAAGAGGTAGTTGCGCCATCTTAGTCGGAGGTCCGAGTAGTTCGTTGATGCTCCAGCTCTGCAACCTATGCGTAGTAAGGCAGAACGGGCTCATAAGATCCTGGACCTCGGCCAGAGGCTCACTGCTCGCCTCCAGCCGAGTGGTCCAGTACTCTCGCTCCGAGCTACCCTTTTCAAACAGCCGCGTGATCAGCTTTCGGCAGATCTTATTTTCATAGACCACCTGTCGTCCTGTTTCACGCTTTTGCTTGTATTCTTCAAACGTATCGAAGAAATCGGGTTTCTCGTTTTCCTTCATCGTTACTCCTGTTCGGAGATATCTGCTTCCTTGGGAGCCTGTGCCTTGGAGTACCTAGTCTCCTCGTACACAGACTTGTCCTCGATTTGAAGCATTGGGTAAACCTTCATGCGATTGATGCCCAAGGCATCGGAAAGTCTTTCTCGCATTTCCACGTTGCGTCGAATCGCAGCACCCATCTCTGAGTCCGTAACGGCAACCAAACCCAGCTCCTTGCAGCTGTACTTGTTGCTGTTTACGGTCACGTTGACGATGTCCTTCAATCGACTCTTTACGCCAGTCGGACTATCGTCCGTAAGCAGCATGGCCGTAGCGGCATCCCAGTCAAACCAGCATTCGCCAATCTGATTGGTCTCCTCATCGCCCTTCCAGCGATAAGGAATCTCGATGTTACGCTTGCTGGCACCCATGGAATTCTTGTTTACGGTGATCTTGAGGATTTTTTCCGTAAAGCCACGAGTCGCCTTGTAGACAGGAGTACCCTTTACGACCGAGAACCAAAGGTCAAGTACTGCATGGTAGTCTTGACCAGTACCTCCGGGCTTCCGCTTAGCACCTTGAATAGGGCTATTGGGGTCGTCCGACAAGTGATTGATGTAGACCAAGGCGTATGGCTGCATGTACAGGTGCTTGTTCACGTGCCGGAAAAACTCGTTGTGAGACTTGCACTTGATCATGCCGCCGGTATTGCGAGGATTGATGCCGCCTTCCTTTTCAATGCGGGCATCGGTCTCCTTGGTGTCAACACCGCCCAGTGAGTCAATAACGAACATCACTGGCCTGTCCTGCAGAGATGCCTCTGTGGACGAGAAACGAAGAGCGTCCAGAACCTGCTCCTGCCATTGCTCGGTGCTGAACGCTACGTACTCCAAGGTACGTAGAGTGTTGGCAGCCCCGACGACGGCTTTGTAGAGAGCAGGACTCTTCTTGTTTTCGGTGTCGACATAGATGCACATGCCACCTAAGTCCATCCACACCTTGGCCAAGGTCATCGCAAATGCAGACTTACAGCTCTCCTTCATTCCGGCCACGCCGATAATTCTGCTCATTTGATAGCAGGTATTGTCGCAAAGCCAGCGATAGGAGAGGTGATCGCAAGGAATGCCCCATACCCGGTCGGCCAGGTCTGCCGCAAGGCAGACCTGGTCGTTACCGGCTTTCTTAGCATGGGCCATCAAAGCCTCGATCCCAGGATCGAGGTTTGAGGGGTTTTCCTTTTCTTCGTCTTTCTTCTTTTTTGCCATTGAGTTTTATTCCTTTCTTCAGCCGTTCTTATTGACGCTTCCCTGAAGCTTGTCCATCATGGCCTTCATCTGCGCGGAGAGGTTGGTTCCGCCAGGTGCCGGAATGCTGGGAGTTGCAGGGCTGGGAGTAGCTGAAACTGGAACAACTGGAGTCGGCGTTGCCAATCCGGGACGCTGTGCGGCTGGAGCAGCCACAGGGCGAGCGGATACTGCTGGAGCAGCAATCGGGGCTCTAGCAGGAGCAGGCACTGGAACCGGCGCCGGAGCTGCAGCAGGTGCCGGAGCTGCAGCAGGAGCTGCAAATCCGTTCATAGCCACTCGGTTGCTGCCATCAGAGATGATTCCGGCTTCGATCATCGCCCACTCATCACCGGGGAACAGCTCAAGCAGCCACTGAATCTGCAGCTTCTCGTTGTTCTCCAGGATGTAGTCGCTGAACGGACGGACCTTGGAAAGGACCTCATCGGGCAGCGAATACGCCGGGCCGAAACGATCCGCCAAGTTCTGCACCGAGCAGCTGTAGGTGGCGATGCCGGCAGGACCGGAGGCATAGCTGCTGAAGGTGACCAGCTTCTGCACAGACGCAAAGTCTCCGTGCTTGAATCCAGCCTCCCAAGCCATCTGAGCCTCCAGGCTCTGAGAGATGTCGCCGTAGGTGTCGACAACGGTCTCAGGATCCATAGGCATTCCGTCGACTCGCTCAAACCATGCGTCGTAGAAGCCTTCCTTGATACGGGCATCCTCACGAGACTTGATTGCCGAGACCTGATTGATCATCAGGATCTTGTGGCGTGGCCAGCAGGGCTGGCCGTCCTCGTCCTGCGTGTAGTTGATGCCAGCATTGCTGATGACGAAGCCCTGCAGGAACAGCGTACGAGCAGCACGACCAAGTGGAGCATTCAAATCATTTGAATCCACCGGGACGAGTTCCAGAGCACGACGATACTTTGCCGTGCTGGTGTCGACATTGATGGTCGGAATCGAACGACGAGCCGACTTGTCGTACTTGTGACCGCCGCCGGCCTTCCAGAGGTACTCGCGGAGCTTGTACATAGGGCTCTTGTAGCCATTGCCCCAGTCACGCTCGGTCTGCACGGTCATGCCATCAGGACCCTCGACCATGTTGATGGCCAGGATGTCCTTGCGCTTGCGCATATCCGGATCATTGCCGACCTTGCGGTAGACCATGACCCAGTCGATGCCGTACTGGCCGAGAGTCGGGACCACTCCACGCAGCTGATCCTGACGGAAGCCGCCCGAGGTCATAGCGGTGCTGGCTCCATAGGTGGGGTGGGGAGGAACGATGATGAACTCGCACGGCGCCTTGCTGGACACGTAGCCCAGGCTTGGAGCATCGTCGGTGAACATCTTCTGATAGTCTGAGCTGCGAGAGCCAGTGCCGGTCTTGCTGTCCTGATGGACAGCCTTGTTGAAGTCGAAAGCCATTTGTGTGTTTTTCCTTAGGGTTTGTGAATAAAGAGTTTGCAGATCACTTCTTGTACTTGCCTAGAACAGGATAGGTAGCGACGTCCTCGTCTGTCAAGGGTTCGCTCCAACGAATGCAGACCTCCGGATCAATGCCAAGTACCAAGTCATTGTTCGGAATCCTGCATCTTTCGCACATTGCCATTCTCATGACCTCCATGGTCTCCTCAATCTGCTCTACGGGGCAGCTGACGATAACCTGATCGTGCACGCTCATGAGAACCCTGTACTGAAGGTGAGGACGCTCGGCCTCACGGATCATGTATAGGTTTACCAGGGCCAACGACATTAAGTCGCCTACCGTGCCCTGAATCGGTGCATTCATCGCCTGACGCTTCTGATGAGCCAGCAGCTCGTTGTCCTCGGTATGCTCGAACCGACGACGTCGGCCGAATCCGTTTTCGACATATCCCTGGCTGCCGACCTTTTCCTGCTGCGAAATCAGCCAATGTGCAAGCTGAGGAAAAGTCGCTTTAAACTTGTCCACAGCCTCTTGAGCTTCTTCCAGCGTAATGTTGACTCCTTCCATATATACCGCTTCTTTGATGGCCGCTCCGCCACGACCGTACGCAATTCCGAAGGTGATAGTTTTCGCAATGGTTCTGTACTTTGTGTTTCCGGTTTCCTTCAGCCAATCTTTCTTGCCTTTGGCATAGTCCGCCGGTGGCTTATCCAGGCGGAACATTTCTATGGCGACCTCGGAGTGGAAGTCCGATCCGGGATCGCTAAGCTTCTGCTGCATGTTGGTGTCTCCGGAGAGCCACGCCATGACGAAAAGCTCGGCCTGCACCCAGTCGCAATCCAGCAAGGCCCAACCAGGATCCGCTCTGAAGCAGGAACGGATTGAAGGTATCTGCTGCTGCTTGTCCTTGAAGGCCTTGCTAACAAGGTCCTCCGCGGTCTTTGGCAGCTGAGCCATGTTGGGATCCGAGTGTCCGTAACGCCCAGTCTCGACGGTCTGCCTAATGCGAGTATGGACTCGGCCATCACACCACAGCTTAGGCAGAATACCGCCATCCACCGAGTGACCGCCATCGGGCAGCTCCACGAACTCTCCCGTGAATGTCTTCACGGTCTGAGCTACCGCAGTGTACAGCAGCATGGTGTTAACCAGCTCGTTATCTTTATGAATTAGCAGCAAGCTGGTAAGAACAGAACGATCTGTAGACGGAGTATACGACGCCAGTTTTTCCGGCTTTTCCAGAAGCTTGGACCACTTTGCGTCATTTGTAGCCTTGATGGGCTCAAACCTACATAGAGTGGCAGTTGGTGGAAAGCTGGGCTTGCTGCCTTGCTTTACCCAGCCGAACAAAGCCGCTGCCTTCTGCACCGGAGAATCGGGATTGAAATCCGGCCAGTTGAGCAGACCTCGGAGCTTTTCCGTAAGTTCAGTGCGCTTAGCAGTGTACTTGTGAGAAAGCAGCTCCAACCGGTCTCTGTCAACGTTCATGCCAGTAGTCTCGATCTCAAGAATCGGCAGAGTGGCAGGCATGACCACGGTCTCGAACAGCGTCCGCACTCTCTCGTTCTCATGGCGCATCATTTCTGCATATTGAATCAGGAATATGCGGAAAGTGGCATCTGCGTCCTGAGCAGCATACGGAAACAGCACGTCGTCCGGAATTCCTCCGTAGCCGTGCTCGTCGACGTCGTACTTGCTTTCCTTGATCCAGGCATTCAAGGCAAGTTCATACCTGCCCATCTGAGTGTGCCTGGCTGTGTATACCTCCAGACCCTGTGCCCAGTTCTCGTCCAGCAAGTGCCCAGCCAAGGCAGTATCCCAGCCTGTGAGTGCAGGTAGGGTGACGTTTACTCCGTTGTGCTGAAGCCACGGCAAGTCGGCTCGTATGAAGTGGCCTATTAGCTTTGTCTTGCCGTTTTCCACAAATTGCTTTATCAGACTCCAGGCCTGCTGCTTGTTCTGGCCAAGAGGACTGGGCTGCATGTTGGCGTGATTGAATACCGCTACCAGCGCCTTGCCTGGAGCCCAGCTGAACTGAATGCACCGCAGTTCGCCGCTGAGGTGGTTTCCGCCGCCCCATTCGCAGTCCACGGAAACCCAGCCTGAGTACTCCTGCTCAATTGTCTGCAGGTGTTGCTGCAACTGGTCCAGCGAGTACACGCAGGTGTAGGAGATATGAGTGTCGTCCTTTACGGTTACCTGTCCGCTAGCCAGTTCGTTGGCTATCCGAGTCATGTCCAGGGCTATTGCTGCACGTACTTCAGGCATGTGGATAATGGCGGAGAAGTCAGTCATGATGGCCGTCTTTATGCCCAACGGACTTTCCTCTGCCGACATCGTACGGTTCTTGTACTTCTCAACCGTAGCTCTAGCGCCCAGGACGGCCTTCAGCACTTTTGCACCCAGCAGGATTACAAGTTCTGGCTTGGCCAGCTCAAGCTCCTTCTTGAACGCAGCGGAGTAGTCCTCGACCAGATCTTTTGGGATCGCCGTCTTTTTGCCGTCCACATAGTGTTTGACGTAAGTGGTGTAGTAGCAAGCAGATACTGGAAATCCTGTCTTAGCGACCAGATCCTCGAATTCGGAAACCCACTCTCCGCAGTACAGCCGAGAGTTGTCGTTCTCACGAGAGTTTGGCCAGCAACCTACCAGCATTATTCTGCAAGGAGCAGGACCCAGCTCAGGAGTTGGCAGCAAATGCGCATTTGTCTTGCCCTGAGGAGCAGTAGTATTGAACACAGACTTGAGGTGAATGCCAGGCAGCAGCTGAATAGGAGAGCTGATTCCATTTACGTTCAGGCAGATCCTGCTTCTACTCATGAGCATCTCTTGAAAGGAGTGCTCGATTGTCTGACTGTATTGCAAGGCTCTGGCCACGGCCATAGAGCCGTACTTCTGTACGTTCTCTTCCACAGTTGTTTGTATTGTCATTTTTAGTCCGGCTCGATGGTGCAGGTGAGGCTTAAGGACACTAGCTGATCTTTTAGCAGTTCCGCCCGTTCTTTGTGCGTTACTTCGACGATAGAAAAACCATTTTTGTCTACCTCTGTGGTCTTTACTAGAGCCATGTGAGGGTCCATTCTGAGAATCTGCATTAGACATTTGATTACGTGTATGTACGTGTTTACGTCATCGTTGTGGACCAACACCTTCCACATCTTCAACGGCTTGGTTTCGGGAGGAGTGTTGACAGTCGTAGTATTTGAATTTGATTGTTCCATTGCCTTACCTTGAGTTTTCTCTTTGCTTGTTAAGCACAGCTTCCATGAGTTCCGAAGTCGTCATGTTGGCTGGATCCTGGCCCTTCGGCAGTTCTATTGCAAGACATCCTTTTGCAATCTTTTGATTCAAAGACGCAATTATGTCAAAAATCTTGCCATTAACTGCTGCTTCGTGCTCGACCATGAAGACTATTTGTCCATCCTTGAACGATTCTGCCAGCATCTCCTGCTGCATTGGCCTTGGATACATGCCAAAGGTGCAGACTCCTGCAAATCCACAGGCAATGGCAGATAGGGCCCCTTCACAAACAATGCAAAACTTTCCGTCTGTGAATTTTTGCGCAGCCTCCAGCCTGTACAGCGTGGAGCCAAACGAGTAGCCGGGAGCATTCAAATACTTTTGAATGACTGCCTTGCCGGTATTGGGATCCTTGGGAATGTCTCCTATATATCTGGCAAGCCAGCCATTCCATACGCCTTGCTGTACGTTTGGAATTATCAATCTGTGCTCAGGAGTCACCGTGTGCCAATTGCCTGCAGAGTCCGTGAATCTTTTATGCCATGGGCTCTTGCTGCAATAGCAGAACTGATATTCATTGGCCAACATGTCTATGTCGGCAAAGTTACGAGACACCAGATACTGTATGACCGGATGGTCATCGCTAAGCTGGTTTATCGGAATTAGATCTTCTACTGCCCCAGGCAACTCCATTCTTCGGACCTCGGCATCCATGCCCGTCTTTAGGTCCTCTGACTTTTGCGTCGTTGTCGGATCGTAGTCAGCGCCGTAAAGCACGTTCCACAGATCTCCCCAGTAGCAGCTTTCGTTATGGCACTTTACGCAAGAGAACAGCTTTCTACCCGCTTGCTCGCAATAGGTGCCCCATAGATGACTGATGTACAGCCGAGATCTCTTGTCGTTACAGCGAGGACAATTTACCGAATAGGTTTCGCCCCAGTTTATGAGATTGATTCTCTTGGAGCTTGCTTCCGGATTGCCGCTTCTTGCAGAAGCCCATGCCGCAATCTTGTCCTCTACGACATGGTATTTGGCTTCGACTCCCGCGTTGGTGACCTGCACTTTTCCAAACTTTTTCTTCAGAGCCTTTACAAGGATATCGTTTATGTACTTCATCCCAGATGAGACCTCACGGTTTCGTTGAAGGCCAGCGGATCACGACGACGCTTCCCGGTGGAGGGTGCGTCCTCTTCTTCCGACTGAGCTCCAGACTTCTGGTTGTACAGCTTCATGGTCTCGGTGTTCACTTCCGACTTGTCCACCAGCTTCCAACGGGACAAAGCGCCGTCCATCTGGATTAGAGAATCCATGAAGGGGGCACCATTGCGAACCTTTGGAGCATTGACCCAGGCCATGTTGCTTTCCTTGTCGCGATTGCCTACGCAGATCACCGTATCCATGTAGTGGTGCAGAGTGCGGCACATGTAGGCATCGGTGGCTTCGGGCTTTCGCTGGGGGCCACTGGCCGAAGCCGTGGTGCCCAGCTGATGGTACACAAATATGTTCACTTTCAGATTGCTGCCGACCTTGCGCAAGTCGTCGGCCATCTGATTCATGATCTTGGTCTGCTCTGAGGTGTTTATTCCCCGTACAGCCATATAGTTGTTTGCCATCGGCCCGAGCCAGTCGATGCCTACATACCGTGGTTCCTTTCCGGAATCTCGTGCCTGCTTGACGATCAGCTCGACCTCGTTAGCGCCACCGCCGCCGCCACCGTTGTTCTGTGCGGCTTCGAGCATGTCAACGATCATCAGCCTTCCAGCAAGCCTCTCCCGCACCTTGTCATACTTGGCCTTCAGTCCTTTGTTGGCCTCGAATCCCTCTTTGCTAAGTCCCACAAATGAGGAGATCGGTATTCCCATGGCAAATGCGTAGATACGGTTGGTGATGCCTTCCGCATTTTGCTCGTAGGTGAGGATCAATGAGTCCTCTCCGTTCAAGGCCGCAGTCGTGGCCAGCTGAATGTTGGTCAGGGTCTTGCCGCCACCGGATGGAGCCAGGAACAAAGTCGTCTCTCCGGTGGTTGCACCTCCGCTAGTCACAATATCGACCCAGTCTACACCCCAAGGTCTCCGTACTGCATTGGAGAGCATGGGAGTTGCGCTCATGAATGGATCTATGAACTTGGCCCGGCTGATGGAAGTGCTGGCAATAGTCCTGGTCAGTTCCTGCACCTTGTCCACGATGTCCTCGGCACGATCAATGCCAAAAGCAGCGGGACGGACCTTGCGGTCAATCAGAAACTTATGCAGGAATTCCAGCACATAGGCTTTGTGCTCGTCGAATTCCGCCACTGAGTTGTAGGCCCAGTGCAGGATATCTCCAAAATGCAATGCCTCGGCATCGTTCAGCACCCTGTTCGGAACCAGCTCGTCCATGAACGCGCTGACTGCGACTTCGTAAGGAACGGGGGTCTTGCTGGTGGCGTGCCATCTGCTGCCAATGATGAAGGCTACGCGCAACGGAGTCTCGTTGTCGCGAAAGTCCTCCAACTTCAGGCGCTGGACGATCATTCCCATTACTTCGCTTGACCTGAGCATGCCCAGGACAAGCCACTTGTTGTTAGCGTGACTCAGGTCCATGGAATGAACAGCTCCTCGGGAACGATCTCCTTGAACTTTTCAGCATATACTGGCATGCAGTGCACTTGGTGCTTTGCCTTGAGCAGTATATCTTGAGGAAGCTCATGATGGCGCTCCACCTTTCTTGCAATCACGTACATGAAGAACGGATCAAATGTATTCAAGGGATCTACTAGACACTCTACGAGATCAGCAGTCTCGCATAGTCTTTCTAGTCTCTTGACCATCAACTCGTACTTCAACTTCAATTTTGAATACTCTGGATCTGGCTTTCCGGCATTCAGGTATTCACGCTGAAAGCCGACAGATGCAAACTTTGACGGCATCGGATAGCCGGGAAATTCTTTCTGAAAGCACCAATCTACGTAAGCTCTTGGATCGACATCGTTTATAAGTGCCCATCGGGCTATGTCCATCCATCGGCTGTTGTATGTTTTGTTGGTGCTGTGGACTGCCACTTGGTAGTCCTTTTCAGATCCAGTAATTGATTTTTTAGTGAGGCCGTAGTAATGCTTTAGCTTTTTAGCTATTGCTTCAAATTCACTGGGAGTATATCCCATTGCTTGGCCTCGTAGCTTTCAAACCGAGTCTTGGACCGTCTAGCCGTCCAAACATCGTAGTTGTCTGCAAAGTCAACCAGAATGCCCTTGCTCTTGCCTGTCGCTATTCGGCAGACTCTTCCAGGCATCTGAATGTCCTTGATGGCGCTTGCTCCTCCATCGGCACGAATGATGACCGACAGACTGGGGAAGTCCACTCCAGTGCTCCATATACCTGTAGCAATCGCTCTCTTCAAGGTTCCTGCAGAGAACTTACTGCGAATCTCATCTGCCTGCTTTCTGGTGATTGGATCGCCATCAAGTAACTTAGCCTTCTTGAATGCCTGTGCCGTAGCGTCATCCATCTCGCCATAGACACAAGTAAAATCCGGCAGGTACTTCTTCAGTTCCAGGGCATGTTCGATCTTGTCTACCAGAATTAGAATCTGGGGATCCTGCTCGGACACCCGTGCAGGGATCTCCTCATAGACCACTCTGGCTATCGCGTTGTTGCGAGCCAGGTTAGCCCAGTAGCCTAAGCGAGCACGCTTCACGTCATTTTTGAAGCTTCTGAGTACGTCGACCGGCTGGCAACCCCAGTTTACTTTCCATACTTCAATGGGAACAACCAAACCTAGTTCGACTCCTTCCTGGTAGTCGACCTTGGAAATCTTGTTTCCGAAGTATGCCTCCATGGCCAATGCGGAATTGTCCATGCGCTGGTCGGGAGACGCAGAGTAGGAGATTAGCTTGCATCCGCTGAATAACGGATAGTACTCCAGAAACGAAGGAGTCAGCAGTTCGTGCACCTCGTCCAACTGAACTACCTCGAAGGTCTCCAGAGGAAGGCTACCTAGAGATCCACTGGTTGATACCAACGGATTTCCTTCCAAATGCTTATCGGAGTTCCAGACTCCTGCCTTTGGAAACACCTTCTTGAGTCGATCGTACAGCTGATTGCAGACGCTCTTCGACTTGGTAATGACGGCATGCTTTTGCCTTGGGTACAGCTCGATGACCTTCTCGATCACCACGCCCTTGCCGAAACCTGTCAGGGCGTCCACTATGCCGAAGTCCGCTCTCACGATTTCCTGGATTACCTCCAGCTGGCCGGGCCGAAGCCCGACCAGCTTAGAGGCATCCGGAACGGGAAGCTTGCCAGGTCTTAGGTCGGAGTACTCCGGCGTAAACCCAGCTCTAGCCAACACTTGTAGGCAGCGCTCCTGTAATCCACACGGAAAGTACATCCAGCCATCCTGCATGGCATACAGATCCACGGGAGTGCTGACAATCCTGGGGGCACGACCGGGTTCACGAACCTGGCTTCTGTGCAGATACCGAAACTCCTTCTGCAGTACGTCCAGGTGTGGGCCGTCCGGAGTGCGGATAAACCGCATAATTCGCTGCAAAACTACCTTTTTATTGTTGGCCATACTTCACCTCTATTGAAGAATTACGACTACGCCGCAGTCATGCTGATGGGCATCCGCAAACTCATCTGCGATTTGGGTCAGCAAAGCGTTACTTTCGATGAGCTCCTCCAGATTGTAGTAGCTCATGAACTTAGTGTACTCGTCCCGGTTGCGAACAGTCAAGAAGTTCCTAATCTTCTTCGCCAGAGTGTAGGCTTGGGCCGACGGAACGCACTGCGTGTTCTGAAAATCGACCTTCGTGATGAGCTTGATCGCCTCGACGCAATCAGCCGAAAGAGTGACATGGGCAATGGTAGGCATTACTCGTGACCTTCCAAGGAGATGTTCTTGCAGCCTAGTGCCGCAAGAGCGTTGCTGTGAGTGATTACAATGAACTGGCGTCCGGTCTGCTGGCCCATCTTGGCCAGATAGTTGAACGCCTCAGCCAGATCTCGGGAGTTGGATTCCTGCATCGCGCCTGAAGGCTCGTCCAGGGCCAATACTCCGAGAGTGCTGGCAAACACATCATTCACGGCCAGGAGATAGCAGACACTAGCCTGCTGCTTCTGACCGCCAGAAAGTCTCTTGGCGTGGTGAACCAGGCCGTCGGACTTTCGAGCCATGAACTCCAGGTTCTCGTCGATAAAGGCCGAGAAGTCGGCATTGATCGTACGCAAATAGAACGCCAGACGCTCATTGAGCTTCTGCATGTACTGCAATGACAGCAGACGAGGCAAGCCATCCTTCATCAGAATGGTGTTGACCTTGTCCAGAATCCTCCTAAAGTCTTCTATTGGCTTGACCGAGGCTGCTCGCTTTTCCTGTGCGTCAACCTTCGCTTTTGCCCTATCGAGACCCTGCAAGGTAGATTCCTGGCTACCCTCTAGCTTTGCTGCTTTCTGCTTTATGGCCAAGCCGTCCTGATTTCGCTTTTCCAGACTGGCGTACTCATTTGCATCAAACCTAGCAGGAGGTATGTCTGCAAGTTGAGTGTCGATCAAGGACATCATGTCAATCTGAGACTGAATGTGGCCCTTGACGGCGCTTATGCTGTTTTCTGCAGAACTGACACTACGCTCCAGCATGTCGAAATTGCTAGCCACTCTGCTTAGAGCAGCCTTGATTTCGGGAGTCATCTTCGGCAGATCCTGCATTGTCTGCAGCTCCTGGTCGACCTCCATGGCCTTAGCCATAGTAGTCTCAGCGCACTGCGTTGCTTCCTGCACAGCCTTCTCGTAGCCCTGCCATTCTTTTTCTATTCTGCGTACCTCGGCAAGAGTCTGCACGGCCAAGTTTACCTCAGCCGTCTTTTGTGCAATCGCTTCCTTGATCTGCTCAAGGTCGTGAGCACAGACCGCAGTGCTGGTGCCGCATTCTGGACATTGACCCTTTTCGATCAATTCCAGGCGCTTCTGCATCAGCATCAGTTCCTGCTTAAGTTCGGAAATGCGATCAAGCAGCCAAGTGTCGGCGCCAAGCTGAGGCCTCTCATCTGCAGGTTGCGCCGGCTGGCTAGCCATGCATTCCTGCAGCTTTGCGGCAAGATTGACCGCACTGTCCAACAGCGCCTCCTTGCGCTTGTTGGCAGTAAGCAACATATCTGCAGAGTACAAAGCTTTCTTGGCTTCTTCTGCCTCTGCAGCCTTCGCAGCACGCTCTACCTGAAGTTGTCCTATTGCAGTCTCCTGGACTTTCAGCTGCTGCTGCAACTGCGAATAAGCAGACATTGCCGTAGTCCGGTTGGCCTCCAGCTGCGTTCGCTTATCGTCATTCTTCTTGATCTTGTCCAGGATATCCAAGCGGGCAGACACCTCCTGCAGCTGCATAGAGTTGTATTGACGAGCCAACTCTGTCAGTTCGGACTCGATGCGATTTGCCTCGCCTTGCATCAGGTTCAGTTCTGTCTTGGCCTCCAGCAAAGGGCCCTGTACATCCGGAACCGTGACAGACATCATCACATCTCGCACCTGGCCTCTGAGCGTCTCAAGCTCATTGGTACGGGTGAGAGTATGAATAATTTCCTTAAACTTCGCAGGAGTGGACGACACAGGAGCCGTGATGGAATCCTGGTCCACGATCAGGTGGCCGTCGATAATGCTGGCTGGAACTGGAATCAGCGCATGAGTCTTTTCCAGAGCTTCCTTGGAGGCAAAGACCTCCTCGACCTTTCCGTCATCGTGCTCGATTCTAAGTCTAGGAATGTTCAGAGTGCCGAACTTCTTCTCGCCAGAGACCGCCTTTGCAATATGCAGAACCTTGTTTCCGATGCGCCAGGACGCAATAAAGTAACAGGCCTCCTGGGGTGGTGTACCCCAGGAGGCCCAGCTACCTGCGTTCCCTGGAAACGAGTTGGTGAGGGACGCTCGGATCATCGTGAGTATGGTTGACTTGCCGCAGCCGATCGGTCCAGTGATGACCGTCAGTGCGTCGTCGAACTCAAACTCGAAGTCTCCCTTGAGGAGACCGATGTTCCTGCCCTTCAGGGAGAGCAGCTTCATGTTTTAAATCTCAGTCGTTGGTCTTGCGACGGCCCTTCGGACGGATGGAGATGTTGTTGCGCTTCAGCGTGTTGATGACGCAGCTGACCGAAACGCCGAACTTCTCTGCGATCGTCTTTGCTCCGACGCCCTCGTTGTAGAGCCGGCAAACCTCTTCAGCGTGCTCGGTGAGCTTGTACGGAGCGCCGCGCTTCTTGGCCTCCGTGGAGGTCTTGGTGGTCGACTGCTTGGGAGTGCTCTCTGCGGTGTTGTTGGTGTTTTCAGTAGTCATGTTCTTGTTCTTGTTGATTTCTCTAACCTTGGACTGCTTGGGTTTTTCCACATACTGAGTCGGCGCAGCCAATGCCGGCTCAGGTTCTTCGATATCCAATCCGTTTTCTGCTGCGTACTCCTTCATCCATTCGTCTGAGGGGATGTCGGAGTTGGCCTCCATAATAACATCAGGACCCTCGTCGTCAACCTCCTCGGAAGGAATGTCCTCAAATTCTTCTTCGGTCATGTCGTCCTCTTCGTCCTCCAACGGTTCGTCAGTCGGGTCTGTGTGACGAGGCTTGGTGCCTTCGGATCCACGCATACTGCTGGTCTTCACGGATGGAACGCTGTCCTGTTCGTCGTCAAAATCGCCGTTGAGAATGCGGTCAATAAGGCTCATGTGAAACTCCTCAATAGTCGATGTTAGCGGCTTTCAAAACGCCTTCTAGAGTCAAATCCTGTTCGGGAATGAACTTTCCGTTGTTACGCACGATGTTTTTCATTATTGCAGTCAGTCGGTCCTTGTCTTGAGGAAACTGAGATTCGTAGGAGGCGGATACCAATTCGTTGACGCCATCCATGCTGTCTCCGTACATTCCATGGTGTCCTTCAAAGCACGCTTCGAGCAGCTCCAACTGATTCACCGAGAAGTAGCGCTTAAGAGGACTGTTTTCCAGCCATTCAAATACGTCATACGCATTCTGCACGTCAGACAGCTTGAAGTCGTCTCCGATTCGTACCTGGGACACAAAGATACTGCCAAGAGCGCAGACCTTGCAGGCTTTCAACTTGCCTACGTATTCGCTTGCTGAAACAGCCTTGACATTCTCGTCTTTCTCAAACTGCACGGTGCAGTAGTCGTCAAAGCCGCCCAGCTTCTTGTCCTCCACCCAGCATCCCTGCATGGCGCAGTAGGACTTGGACTTAAGTTGAGCAAGCACGTCCTTTGCGATCATTACGCGAATTTCGCTCTTGCTCTTACCCTTAAGAGAGTTGGTCGACTGAGGCTTGGTCTTGACCGGAGTCTTTGACCGAGACTTTACTGCAACAGTAGAGTTCTTTACTGGTCTTTTGGTTTTAGTCTTTGCTGGCATTAGATTCCTACCTTTTTCTTCAAGTTATCCATGGCGACGTCGAAGCCAAGCTCCATTGCCTGCTTTACGAATTCCGCCGCCTCCTGATCTGTCGGATTCTGCTCATCTACGAGCTTACCGAGTGCGGTACTCAAATCTACCTTTTCGTCCAGGGATCCCTTTATCTCGGATAGATCCCTATCGTGAGATGTGTCCACCTTCTCGAATACAAATGCCTTTTCTCTGAATGCGTCTAGCCCAACGCTGAGCTCGGCAAGCACGTCAGAAGGTATTGTCGCATGCAGTCTGGGTAGCTTGTTGCCCATGTACTGCTGCATGTCCGAAACGTATGGGGCCTTGACTGCGTTGTCAAGCCACGTTTGAATTCTTTTCAGGTCTTCTGCATTCTTAACATCAGTCCTAAGAAATGGCCGGCATCGCAGCGGCACCTTCTCGATGCTGAGATCGTCGTAAACCACCAGGAACGACTTGTTCTCAGGTTCGCCAAGGCGGTGCATCCACATAGAGCCGGAGTACAAGAAGCGAGTGCCCTTGGATCCTCGCCACTCCCATTCCATGTGAATGTCGCCCATGAGGACCAAGCGGTACTTTCCGTCAAACCAGTTTAGGTCCATGTCGCACAAAGGTGCCTCGTCTGGCGGAAGTCCAAGTGCAGGAACGACTTGCGATGCAAAACCGTGCAGCACCAGGATATCGGCATCGACCAGAGTGTTGGACTCCAGATAGGCCTCCCATTGCCGCCTAGTTCGCCAGTTGTAGCCGGCTACCGTATAGTTGCCAAGCTTGATCTGCTGAGCCTGCTCAAGGTTGTTGGAAACGGCTGCGCTCCCGCCCTCGAGACATAGTCGCTTGAATCCCCGTTCGTGATTGCCGTCCACGTACCAGCTGCTTTGAACCGGTAGCCTAGTCAGTATCTTCCGCAGCTCCACGGTATGCTCGTCGCCAATGGTCGGTGTATCGACCTGGTCGCCGCCGAGAATCAGTGGAACATTCAGCTCCAGGCACTTGTCTACGACCTGAGCCAATGCATATAGGTCGTCGCCTCGCAATTCCTTTACCGATCTATACGCAGACTCCCTAGCCTGCAGGTCGGCACAAAATGCAAGTATTGGTTTTGGCATTCGTGTTATCTCGACATTTGAAGTAAACAGCCTCCGGACATTCCGGATACGGCTACGATTTAAGTTTGCTTATTTACGGTCAGTAAGCGGATCCAGCCGAGTCATCAACAGGGCTGTCAAGCTGCCAAGCAAGGATATAGATACCCAGCTCCACAATCCAAGTCCGAATACCAAGCAGTGCATAGACGTCAAGGCCAGAGTCATCTGAACACCAAAGCAGATCGGGCAGGATATCATCTTCTGCAGGAAAGATTCCTGCCTATCTGCCCATGCCATAATGGTGTCAACGGTGATTTCAAAATTGTGCATTCCCCATACGGCCATGTAGGACATGGATCCGAGTACCACGGAAGACAAGATTACAGTTAGAGTCCAGTCGATCATTTTTTAAGTATGCCGTAGCCGATTAAAGCCAACAAGGCAATTGACAAAGTGAGGCAGGGATTGATGAAGAAGAAGACTAGGAAAATTATGCAAATGAGGGCGAACAATGCGGTTCCTTACTCACAATCTTTGCAGTCTTTGGATTCTGTTCCGTCCTTAGGCTGGTTTAAAGACTTGATCTTCAGTTTGTCGATTGTAGGCGTAGTCTCTTTAGGAGTAAGGGTTGGATCGTAGCCAGTGAGTCCGGCATTCTTTAGGAACTCGTCGGGAGATTCTGATCTGATTCTGTTTGTCATTGGTTACCTTGTTTTGGAGGGGCACATTCTACATACTTCTTTTCTTGCTGTCTATGCTTGTACTGCTCCACTATGCGATACAAGACATCAAATGTGAATTTACCTACCACGATGAATCCAGTTGCCAGCAATATGAAAAGAGTATATGCTGCAATTATGAATTCCCGCACAATCCTGAGAATGACGTCCTCGGGTTTTTGAGCATTTTGCATGAACGACTCCAATAAGATTAGCGAAGAAAAGGCCAAAGTAGACCTCAAGGCTCTTGCGCCTCGATGGGTAGTCGACATGGCCCAGAACATGAAATCGATTTGTGAAGTCGACGACATAGACGACAAGATCTTCTCGATGGCGCCGGAGAAGTTGGCCGAGCTCAACAGTAGACTTGATATAAACGAATTTTCAAAGTTCCTCAAGTTCTATCTGGATCTCAACAACTCCTCGCCAATTCGACTGACTTCAATGCTGCGATTGAACGGTCGGCCGTTCACTCTGGTAAAGCACAAGTTCTTTGAGCCTCTCTTCTATCCGAATCTTCCTGATCGTACTTTACTGGTATGTGCCAGACAGGTCGGCAAGTCCACACACATTGCCGCCCAAGGTGTGTTGCAAGCAGCAGCCATCAACAGGTTTAAAGTTCTGTACATGGCTCCGCAATTCGAGCAGATTAGAAGATTTAGTCACCAGTACATACGGCAGTTTGTCCACGAGTCCTACATCAAGGACCAACTGATGGACAAGAACTGCGTCGATTCCGTCATGCAGAAGACCTTCAAGAACGGGTCGGAGTTGTGGTTCTCGTTCGCCAAGTTGTCGGTGGACAGAATCCGTGGTCTTGCCGTGGACGGAATAAGAATGGACGAGATTCAGGATCTCAATCCGGAATTCCTGGATATCGTCAGAGAGTGTATGTCTGCATCCGAAAAAAGATCGGAAATGTATGCAGGCACCAGCAAGACCATCGACAACGTTATTGAACAGCTTCGGCTTCAGTCCAGCCAGGCAGAATGGTTCATGCGTTGCGAAACCTGCAATCACTGGAACATTCCTACCGTTGAAGGTTCTGGACCTGGGCTTGGAGTTCTTGACATGATTAGACCTGAGGGGTTCTGCTGCGCCAAATGCCATAGGCCTTTAGAGCCGGAGAAGGGCTTCTGGGTCCACAAGTACAAGGAGAAGTCGGCTACCTTTCCTAGCTACCATGTTCCTCAGGTAATCGCTCCCGTACACTATGCCAATCCCAAGAACTGGCGTTCCTTGGTCCTTAAGAGAGAGTTGACCAGCCCAGCCACGTTCATAAACGAAGTCTTGGGTGAGGCTTGCGACGAAGGACAAAGGCTGGTTAGTCAGACTGAGCTAAAGCAGGTGTGCGTACTGGCCCCTAACTCCAAAGACAATAGCGTAAATGCGCACAAATACGCAGATAGAGTTCTTGGAGTTGACTGGGGTGGAAAAGGTAGTCGGTTTCAGTCGATGACTGCAGCCGCCGTGGCTTGCTATCTGCCCGTCGAGGACAAGATTGACATTATTTTCGGGCACGTGTTTCAGGCCATGACCGATTCTGTCCTGGAAACCAAGGAAGTCATCGACATCGCAAATGCATTTAATTGCAGCGCCATCGCACACGACGTTGCCGTCGCAGGCGAAGTAAGACTCAGCATCATGCGCAGCGTAGGAGTGCCTGACTCTCGGCTGATCAATTGCCGTTATGCGGCAAGTGGCAGTATCAAGTCTCTGCTGCAGTTTGTTCCTCCGACTGATATCAATCCTACCAGCTACTACAACCTGGACAAAAGCAAGGTCATTGCGGCCGTATGTCTTGCAATCAAGAACAAGAACATTCGGTTTCCTCAGTACGACAGCCTGGTAGATTCGGCTGGAGAGAACATAATGAATCACTTCTTGGCTGTTTACGAAGAAAGCAGCGAAAGTATGTTCGGAACCGAGCGGAGATTCATTCGTCGTAATCCAGGAATGCCGGATGACTTCCTGCATGCCGTGGCTTTTGCCGTCATATCCCTATGGAGAAGATATCCAGAACTGATTCCAAACCTGTTGGACGAAGTCCTGGACGGAGACGAGCACGTAAGCATGGGTAGTCCCAACACGTATTACGGCGGGCACGAATTTGATTAATAGCTAAGTCGAAAGTTTTGCTATAGGTTCAAACTTTATTGCACCCATAACCCTAAGCTGCTTATTGTTGAATAAGATTTGCTTAAGATTATGGGTGGCTTTGTGCCAGGAGTGATGGCGAAGAACCATCAAATTATGTTAACTCGATTTGGCGGCTATTTTACCGAGGCGATTTAGCCGCTAAAGAGCGAATCAGCACTAAATTATATTAACACATTCAGTGCAGCTCTATTAAGCTGGTTAAGGCTGCTCGTCTTAGACTGCGCATTCTCTTGATGGCAGCTACCAGACTATTCCAAAGAGGCTTTGGAAACACCAGTAATAGATGGTCTTCCTTGTGGGCCTCTATGGCACCTAGGCTCTTTAAGTGACCTACTGCAGACTCCCAGGTAACTACAGGTAGATTGTAGAAGCGCATCTGGCCCAGGAGGTTAGTTAGGTCTATGGAGACCGTGTCCTCCATTGGGTTCTTTAAAACCACGTATCTCTTCTTGGCAGAGTCTCCCGTAAACATCTTGAACATGCCCTGCTCTACGCCTTCTTGAATGAAGTTTATAAGCTGGACTCCAGAGGACTTGGTGTTTATGTAACCTTTAGCCGACAGCATTACCTTGGCGGAGTCCAATACTCCGGGGTTCAAATCAAGGCTCTTTGCTAGATACTTCAAACTGTCCAGCATGGAGTGGGATGACGTGGGCCTTACGGTCAAAGCGTACTGCATAAAGAACGGAAATACGTTCTCGCTATTGATTAATGCCCGGGTCTCCTCCGTAAACTCTATATCAGCCCTCAGGAACTCCCAGTCCTTGTCTGCAGCCATAGCCGACGCTACTGTCGAATTGGCCAGCACTATGCTGTTCTTGGCCCCTTCGGCCCACTCAGCCAACAGCTTGGCTCTAGATCGAATGCCGTCGATGGCTACAGGTACCTGGTGCATTTCCGCAACAGCCTGAGCCATTTCCACGTCGTCTCTTGACGATAGAGTTATATGCTCTAGACCTAAATCTATTCTAAGTATGTCGAAGATGTATTCCGCCAAGGAGCCCTTGTTGCCCACCAGCATCAGGTTTGTCCTTGGCTTCTGATCTACGAGGTTGTTTATTCCTGCCACTAGGCTCGCCATAGCCCCTAGATAGGCTACCGTCTCCGGACCGTGCTCAAATATATTAGATATCTTCTTGACCGTCAGACCAGCTTCAACCACTACGTTGGAGCATGGGGGCTCGACCTCACTCATTACAAAAGGCACACCTACTCTAATCTGGTCGGTGTCTATAGATACCCGTGGTAGGTTAAATCTGCCAGTGTCGGCGTCAAAGCCTACATAGTTCTGCGAGGAGTGGACCTCTGGAGAACTCAGCCTCATTATGATGTCGAGGTATTTTTTAGATATCGAGTCGGCTACAAATGGCTGCTTAGACAATCCTGCCGAGGCAGCTATGTAGGCCAATACCTTACCGGGCTGCTCCTCTATGTCGTCTTCTGATATCTGAAACGATATTTCCTTGCCTTCAAATAACAACTTTCCAAATATGGCAGCCGCACCTCCCTGCTTTATTCTGCAGATGTGAGAAATGCGCACAATTGCATTACATACAATCTCGTCGACGACTTCCCGAGATCCCTGGATCCAAAGCTTTCCGTCTCTCTCAAAGAAGATCTTCTTGTCTAAGACTAATGGCTGAGATTCCAATATGTGATTAAGTAGTGGAGCTAGTTCGGCTCTGACCTCATCCGTACAGGAAGCCAAGATTAGATTCTTTTGAAACTCGGTCAATTCCAGACCATCAATGACGTTTCTTGCATTGGCTGAACCCATTGTGAGCAGCTCGGTAACCAAGAAATCTAAAGGGTCCAGCAGATTGTTGTCCTTGATCTGTGCGTGAACCGACGGCATAAAGCTGCCCTCCCACATCTTGGATACCTTTTCTGCCGGTTTCCAGATGTACGGAGTGTCATCTATCATCACCTTGAAGTTTCTTGCCTTGATGCAAGTCTTCATGAAACTGGAGTCCGGGTCGTCAACCCACATAACAGTTGGCTTGTTGAGCAGCAGTGGCTCCAGCTCTCCAATGGGAGTCTTGGCCACTATTGAAAGTTTGTTATACCTTTCTACTGCGCATTTTTGAACTATTCTGGCTGCCTGTAGCGGATGAGTCAACACATGCACGGACTCAGACTCATGCTTATGGCATTCGTTAAGCCCACAGAATCCTCCTCCGTGCCCTTCTAACAAGTTTAGATAGGACATATGGTCTTTATTTCCAATAAATCCAAACCCGCTAATAAAACCAGGCTTTATATAAAATGGAATTACCAAAAGACCGTCTGGCGATTTTCCAATTCCGGGAATGCTGGATTGAAGCAGCTCCTCTAATTCGTGTTTAAATCCAAATCCAAACCAGGCAGCCAAGCCTCTGTTAAAGACTTCTTGACCTAGCCATAGGTTTAATTCGTTTAATCTTCCACTAGCAAGTCTGTTTGCTACTGGGTGCATGGCGGCTTTAGCCACCTGCCAAGTCTTTTGAAGCTGTAAATACTGTTTATTGTAGAAGGTGGAGTATGCTATTTTATCCTCTACATTTACAGACTTTACTTTGAGATCCTTTGCAACAGCGTCTATTAACTCTTCTGGGTTTGAGATTTTGTACGCTTGGCCGTATAGTTGCAAACCTTCGCATGCTAGTTTGCACTTGTCGCAGTACATCCAACCCTCAAACGGTAACAGGCTGGAAACTAGCATACTTGCTGTTTTGCACTTAGGACATCGAACATAAGCACCTGCCTTAGCAGGCCCGTCGTAGCCCAGAAGTTTCAAGATTTTTGTATAATGGAAGGTCGAGTAGAACTCTTCCGAAGGAACACCATCTATGAGTCGCTGGATTGACATAACTGATGACGTCTCTAAAAAGTACTATAATGCCTTCATCAAGCAGGTACCAATGCCAGAGTACGTAAAGTCGGCAAGTGTACTCTCCAAGGAAAACCTGCAAGACATCCCATCCGACGCTTTTGCTGACGGCCTCAACAAGAAGTTTGCCTTAAACACAAAGGCCAACTGCTGGTGCTCCGCCCTTTACTTCTACGGCAATCAGTGTAGCAGCTCTTCGACCAGTAAACAAGCTGAAGCAAAGTTGCTTAAAGCTGCTCAGATCTGGGGCATAGCTGGCGACGTAGAACAGATTAAAAAAGCTTTTGACCTGGAAACTATTCCGGCTTCGTACGCAATCTCGTTTGAGTATCGTGGAGCCAGAGTAGAGCGTTGCCCGGATCACACCAAAGAAGCCGCTACTGCCAGTGCAGAATGGCTCTATCAGAACAGAAGTCGGTTTCCGATTTCAATTCAAAAGCAAGCAGCCGCCAGACTGTTGTCCAAGGCAGATACTTTAAAGTTAGCCAATCAAACAGCGGTCTACTTGGACAAGCTGGCCAATCCAGAGGTCTACGCAAACATCAACTGCAAGATCGCAACGGCGATTACCGACAGGCTCAGCGCCATATCCACCATGCGTTGGGACTCTCTTGAGGACGAGCTGCTGAAGATTGCAAACGATCTCAATGCACGGCCGTTTGATATCTGCCATAGCGGAGAACTTATCTCTAGCGCGCTAGAGGCTCTGGATGTCAAGCACGGACTTAACACCAAGTGGGGTTCAGCCATTCAACATCCTGTCGATGCGTGCTTTAGAGTAAATGTCACCAAGGCAGCAGCCGTTGCCGATACAGTAATTCATCTTACGACCGGAATGCCTGTCGATCTCACCAAGATCAGCGATCACCAGCTTGAGAAGGGTTTGAAGATCGCCGGCGATGACTTCCTGTCATACTGCCAGACCGATGGATTCAACGTGGACCGCAGCAAAGCTGCCGAGATACTGCCAACTTTGCCGAAGCCAGAAGCAAAGCGCTTCGAACAGGCCATCAAGACAGCTGGATATATTCCAGAAACTGCCTACGACTTCGTGGACAGACTGTTCAAGGAAGCTAACATGGGCATGATGATGCCTCAGCAGATGCCAGTTGACGACACTAACCCTATGCCTGGCGAAGACGATACTTCGTTCGAGGCTAGAATGAACGAGAAGAAGGAGCAGGCCAAGCTAGACGCCTTGGATGCTCAGGCCGGATTAGCAGCTGTAAAGGCCAGACAAGCCCGACAACAGCACGAACAGAACGCAGCAAACTCTCAAATGGGCATGACCCAAGGAATGCAGTAATGATTAAAGTAGCAAGCAACTTAACTGCGCTAGCTTTAATTAAAGCTTCTGCAAACCAAGGAGAAGGTCCTTGGCAATTATATGGTCTAAAAAATAGAAAGAAAATCAATCTAAAGTTTCCATACTCTCCTGACGATTTCTACGAAACAATGAGCGATGATGACTTCTCGCAAAAGTTGAACGCAACAATTAACGCTATAGATACAGCGCTTATGAAAGGCAAATTTCCTGAGCCAGCTCGCCAGCAACTCGGCAGCCTCTTGCTCAATGACTTTCTAAGTAAAGTTAAATAAAAGTAATGCCTGTAAAATCCGTAACATCTAAGCAAACCTATGAGCAACTCTGGCGCAGTCGTGATACCGTCGGGACCACGCTCCTCGTTATGGTCTTGGACTCGTACGGCCAGGAAATCTTTGATATGGACCCAGAAGCCTTCCGCCAAGAAATTGAGGAAGGTTTCGGGGTATCCGATATTCCAGCTATCAGTACAGACAAAGTTTGGTCTCTTTGGACTTCCCTTACGTCCGACCTCGTTCACTCGGACGTATCGACATTCATGAACACGGCAAATGTGCTTAACGGTACTCCGCTAAGCTACGATGTGTTTGATATTGCCGATGTCTATGAATGCGCCTGGGCAATCACCGAATTGACCATGCTGGACAGCAGCACGCCAGAACGCCTGGGCTCCGATGTCCGTAGGTACATTGGAGAAGTGTGCAAGGAGCAGGGTTTATACCGGCCTCCGCAAGTACTAGCCAAGGTTGCCGATATGGGACCTGGTGACTACGCAGCAAACGTGGAATCTAACGCGGATACCTCGGAAGCTATGCAGATCATGATTCAGGATCAGCTGGCTTTTCAGGAAGACGTAAAGGCATACGTGGAAAGACGGCTGGCAAAAATGATGCTAGAGCTTAACAACGCTCCTTTGGTAAACAAAGACAACGGAGCTTGGAACAAATTCGTACAGAACTTCGCCAACGGACTCAGCAAATGATTTCAATTAGCCACAACATTACAACAATGTTACTAAAGCAGGCCGAAGCCAAGCGTGAGGCCAGCAAGGAGAAGTCTCTGCACGACTGGTTCAGTCGTAAGGGCGAAAAGGGCTCTAGGGGCGGCTGGGTGGACTGCAATGCACCGGATGGATCCGGAGGCTACAAGGCCTGCGGACGGTCTTCTGGCGAGGAGCGAGGAGATTATCCTGCATGTCGTCCGACTCCTGGAGCATGCAAGGAAAAGGGCAGAGGTGACAGCTGGGGCAAGAAGTCCGAAGAAGAAAAGAAAAAGGACGATGCCTGCACTCGTAAGGTAAAGGCCAGATATGACGTATGGCCCTCGGCCTATGCCTCAGGTGCGGTAACCAAGTGCCGTGAGGTTGGAGCTGACAACTGGGGCAATAAGACCAAAGAGGCCAACACCTTTGCCTCAGATACTATCCTAGATGTACCCATCAAGTGCACTCCTGGATTTGGCTGCAAGAGATACTTTACGCCAGAAGAGCAGCTTGAAGTCGACAGAGCTAAGGCTCAGATGTTCCCAATGCTGTTTCCCACTGAGGCAGATCCAATCTCCAGCCAACTGTCCAGTCCAACCTGGGCCGGGCTAGGAACTGGACTCATGGGCGCTCTACTAGGCGCAGGCGCTGGTGCAGGCACTGGAGCCCTACTGGAGAAGAGTGCTCCTCTAGGTGCCTTGATTGGCGGTACAGCTGGAGGCCTAGGCGGATTGCTGTATGGCTATGGAAGCCGAACCAGAAAGAACAAAGAGATCGAAGACCTGATGGAAGATCTTCCTGTAGGAGCCGACCTAGGAGACGTCGAGCTCTTCAGCGACCCTAGACTAAAGGCTCAGATGGCCAGAGACTTCCAGCGCCAGCTAGTAAGAAAAGGCTTGATGGGCTAATTAAAGTAGCAAACAGTATTCAGCGTCAGCTAATAATAAAGGACTAATAAGATGATTAAAGTAGCAAACAATATTCAGCGTATGCTTAAGAAGGCCGGTAGGCCGCAAGTAGATAACCCCAACAAGGCTCCCGTATATTTCCCTATACTAAATCCAAGTAGCAATCAGCTGGCCAATTACGGTATTTATGCCGGAGGTGGCGGTTTAGCAGGTGCGGGTATAGGCACTTTGATTAATGCATTGCGAGGACAGTCTAAACTCAAGGGTGCTCTTATGGGTGCATTAATTGGAGCTGGTAGCGGCGCAGCAGTTAAAGGCATAGGAGACTACTCCCTAGATAGGCATGTTATCGATAAAGAGGGGAAAAAGTATCCAAATCTAACTAAGGCCTTGGACTCTCTTGGGGTTTCTCCAAGCCAGGTATACCGAGCTAATAAAGAGCGCATAGACGCTGAACCGGACAAGATCGATATGCCGCTAACCCGAGACGAGGAATGGGTAGAGTCTGGGTTTGACCCTGCAACAATGACCTTAATACGTCCCGAGTGGCTACCGAGTTGGGTGCCCACAGCAGGGATCTATACAGACGAGCACGCCGACTACTATAGAGAAAAGTACGCGCCGAAGGCGAAGCCCAGTCAAGAATAATACAAGACCTGCTGGTATAAAACCTAAGTGCTATATAAACAAAACCCAGGGCTTTGGCCCTGGGTTTTGCTATTTGTAGTACCGACATGCGAGCGGAGAGAACGTCTCTCCTAAATAGGACTCATCGGCCTACAGTAGTTAGTATATCAGCGGTTTCTGGGCTCGCCAAATTCAAAGTTTGCCACAACGACGCCGGCTTCGGTAACGATGACCTCGGCTTCGCCAGCTACCGGGAATACGGTCTCTACGCCGTCAGCGGCGACTTGAGCGTATTCGGCCTGGACAAGGACCTTGGCGACGCCAACTGGACCCTTGGAAGCTACTACTGCTTTTGCTGCGTCTTCTACGCTTACGGCAACATCAATGATGGTTGCGTCAGAAACGCTCCATACGATATTGCGGACTTGGACGTCTGCGCCACTGGTGAACTTAAACGATACTGTTACGTCGACTTCTTGAATGTTGCTAATGCTGGCCATGTTATCCCCTGCTCCTTGGAGTGCCGAATTTGAGAGCTATGGATATATGCGGGCACTTTCGCTTATATCGTGCCATAACTATATCATAAATCATCTCAAATATCACGGCCATATTTAACAGCGTGGTCAAGATCAGCAGGCCCATAAATACCAAACTCATCGTATCCATATGTGTCACCTAGGGTTAGCTCTTTTTTGTGGTACTGAGTCTACGTCTATCCGTGCGCCTAGTTTGTGTAAAACTTTTGCTATGTCGTAGGCTGCCTTATCTATAGCTTCCTCATCCATGTCCCAGAAGCAGCCGTGTAGGCATTCGTGCAACAGCACCTCAAGTACCTCTGCTTGCTTTGACAACTTGTTTGAAAGCTTTATGCGCTTCTTGACATAGGAGGGCGGATCTATCTCTCCGCGAATATTTGCTTGGAGATCCGTCCTTACCAACTCCCACGTGTTGTTACGCAACTTCACTTTCATTGTTAGCCTCAGAGCCAGAATATTACTGCCATCTTCTTGGCTTCGTTGGGTTGCTCAAACAGCGGTTGAGCTTTAACCAGATCGTAAACCAAGTCGTGCTTGTACACCAGATACCGGTTATTGACTATTGAAAATTTAGTTGGAAGCACGGACTCCAACTGAAGCTGACGCATTATGTCCGCAATGATTGCTATATCAAATCCGGATAGCTTAAGTGCCTCGCAGACAGGGAGCAGCTTGGCCTCCCACTCGGGCTTATGGACGAACAGCTTCTCTTCGGACTTTGACAACGTGGTGCTCATACGCGAATGGAGTTTCTATTCCATTGGCTTGGCAGCAGAAGCCAGTGGCCTTGGAACGAGTAAGGTCCTTCGATCTTTGCATCTGCGTTAGGTATAAACTTATTCATGCCGTAGCCCTGAAGCCCAGACTCTTTAACGTAATTAAAGACCATTCTTTGAGCCTCAGGAGAAGTCAGCGCCAACGAGGACGGACCTTCTACGAAGACGCATAGTCCGTCATTCGTAACTTCGTGCTTTTTATTCGGACAGATTCTGACCATTAGATTGCTCCTTTATCATCGCAGAGATATCGACTTCTGCAGTGACGTACTTCTGTACGGCAGAGTGAACTGCAGGGTTTACTTCCTTCAACTTGCTGTCTAACTTAATCAGTAGCTCCAGGGTCTTACCTTCTTTCATGGCCTTTTGCTTGAACCCATGCAAGTGCGTGAGCTTAAGGTCACCCTCTCCTCTTTGTATATTCTCTTCCGTAAGCAGCGTGGTAATAGGTACTTTCATCCTATCTTGAATCAGGTAACTAACCCACATCTGCTCTACCAAGGCAATACTTCTTTCAAAGGCAGATTTCTGCTGTTCCGTTGCGTCTCGCATATAGTTGCGGTCCTGCAGATATTCATCTATGAATTCAGCGTACTGATTTATTGCTTGCCAGTTCTGACCTCCGAATATTGCCATGTTTATCGGCATTCGGTTAGTCCAGTGAGTTTCTCTCAATGCAGGTAAGGATATACCTGCCTCTAAAAGCTCTTTTCTATACAGTTCGTACTTGTACCATAAGAATGTCTCGGAGTGGAATCCGACTACCTCGTTATCCAAAAACCCCGCTGGTAACGGCTCCCATAGAAATATGTCGTTATCGAAATGTACGAATGGCTCTTTGATAGTTTGGTAAGTATGTAGTTTGCTTTGAATCCAAACGCAAGGATCGGAATTAAAAGATTTTCCTACTGATAATATGCTGCTATACGGTAGCTGGCACTCTTCGGCCAATTCTTTACCTGCGTCGTCCGTGATCAAGGTAAAATCATCATGGTGCTTTCGTATGGTTGCAGCTGACAATGCCATTATGTAGACCGCTGGCTTTATAAGTTCCCTACCGCCAATCATATCTAGATAAGGTAAGAACTTGTCCGCCCTAAATGAGTGAAATGCCTTCATAGTTGATTGTATCCATATCCAAAAAACAACAAGGTATTTTGTCGATAAGTGCCAGTACTAGGATCGTATATGAGCCCTTTAAGATAGTTGCCTTCTGCGGAGTTTTCCATATTACCGTAGGTAGAGCGTTGCTGCGCTTGAAAAGCGGTACATCCTGGAGATGTAGGGGCTAGCGGACATGGACATATATTAGCAGGGGGCCCTTGAGAGCATGGAGGCATGCACGCATAGCCCTCACAAGTTCCGGACAGACAATCGTTGCAACATGTAGTTATGCCAGGCGGGCAGGATGCCGCCCACCCTTCCGGAATACCATCTCCTGGATTGGGATCTCCGTAGGCGGCTGAGTCCGAATAATAGCAACTAGAACAGCATAGAGTAGTTATGCCTACGCTAAGCTCAGCATCGCACTCATCGCAGTTGGAGACGGGTCCGCACACCGTTCCATTTTGCCCATTTCCCGAAGTAGGAACTGCGGGGCAAGGCTCACAACTAGCGCTGGTTATACAGCCATTCACTATAGTCCTACAGCAGCATAGTTCGATTGGCGGCGGAGTACAGCAGTCTTTCGGCTCACACTGCGGAACAGGAGGACAAGTACCGTCCTCTGATATTACACAGCCGCTAATGATAGGCTCGCACGGTCCGCATATCCAATTAGGACATATCCCCTGACCGCCGCTGCATGCCTCTTCTGCTTCTGGACTATCGCATTTTACGTCCGCAAAGTAAGACGCTTGGCAATCAATTACATCTTGCTCCACGAAACCGCCTGGGCCGGGTGTAGCCCCGTCAGGCTGAGGAGTAGTACCTTGTACAAGTATCTGGCAATTGCAGTCTTCCTCTTTTGCTACACAGTATCTAAACTTTTGAGACCAGGTAACAGTCTGAGGATCCCCGGGCACCATGCCGCAATTTTCGGGGTCTTCCTCTGAGGTAGGGCAAACTTTAGACAAAGTTACACTTAAACAACACAGGTTCAATCCCTGGTCGCAACAACATACAATTGCCGGATTAAAAACGCCCATCAGCGCTCTATGAAACTAAGTCCGTTTGGAAAAACCAGGACTTCAACCCCTAAGGCTTTCTTAATTCTATCTAGCTCTAGCTCGGAGGATCCCTGAAGCTGAGCCAGCAGCTGATTTACAGCGTCGCTCATGCGTTTTCTTTTTGCGCAAGCTGAGCAGCCTTGAGCGGAGGTCTCTGTCTCGACGGCATCGTAGGCAGCCTTGATGACCGGACTTACGGCTCTTACCTCTGCGTTGTTTAGTAGCCCGTGTACCGTAGAGTACGTCATTGCAAACTTCTTCATGTTATTACCTTAAAATGAGGGCGAGTTGTGTGTTTCCGATCTTCGGTTTGTGTACTTAGTAAGTATAGATATGTCTTCTGATAGTATGTCTATCTGGTTCTTCATTAAACTAATTGCATCGTTTAATGTCTGTTGGTTGTAGAAAACCAGATTCCACGCGTTAGCTCTATAGAAATCCTGCCCTGCATTAGGGGCAGCCTTTCTAAACATAGAGAAATCCACGGCCTTAACAATACCGTAAAAAACGTCTACTGGTCCTTCTAAATCGTTCTTACGTTTAATTAAAAGCAAATTGCCGTCAACGAAAGAACCCGTAGTGCCGCTGACACCAGTAGTGATCTGAACTCTATAGTGAGGATCTTGATTTCCCTCTCTAACAGTAGTAGTTATGAAATTTATAGATAGGTTGGCCATTAATAAGATCCTCCGTCTAGAACGTCTTTAGCCGGAGTTGCTTCGTATCTGCCAGTAGTGGCATTGAATACGAGCAGATCTCCGTCCAACGATCCAGATAGACTAAATTGACTGTTGAGTGCAGTCAAATCTATGACTGACCCGGTTATATTTAACGTAAATAGTTTTCCGTCAGCCAGGTTTAAAGCAAGCTCTCCAGGATACAGTTCCGCCGGAGTAGGAACTACTCCAGCTTGAATTGAATATCTCTGAATTGTGCTTTTAAACTCGATTGGCATTGTCGGGCGATCCGAAGAACATTCCTGCTGAGGTTATAGAACGAGTAGGCAACATGGAGGTGAGGCCAGCATCTGTACCTACGCCCTCTTCACAGTCTCCGTCAAAAGCCACCTGTTCGCTAAAGAACCAAACCATAGGACACTGACATGCGTCGTAGTTGGGAACAGGTCCGCTTTCTCCCTCAAGTACTCCCCAGGGAATCCAGCCGTACATAAGCACCTGAGTTCCGTTCATAACAGGTACAGGCTTATACCCCTTTTTAACCTGCGCCTCAAGACTTATTCCAGGCGTTAGATACTTGTCGTACACCATCTCTTTGTTGTTCCAAGCCGCGGTATAAGGCAGCGATGTATTGTAGTTTGCCCAAGAGGCTGGAAAGCAGGCAGGCAAACACATATTTGCAGCCGTTACGCAGAAGGACGGAGTCCAGGCATACGACCACCCAGTTGCAATAGATCTGCCGGCTATATTGTGGTACGTTTGGGGAACTGAGCCGGTTATCTCTGCTAACAGAGGCCCTATCAAGTTAAACTTCGCTACCTGCGCCCCATATCTAGATCTAGCGTCACACAGAGGTTCGCAGGCATTGTTTCCCATCTCTCCTAATGTTTTAGGTACAAATGCGGCAGCTCCCGTTGCCTTCGCAAAGAACTCCTGAGGAGTTTTGTAGCGATCATTTTGTGTGGGGCCTACTCGTGCACAATCTGCATAAGTGGTATATCCAAAGCCGCTTATGTTTGGAGAGCCTCCGCCAGAAGCAATGTTGGGCGGCACTACCAAGTTTAAATTCACCTGCGGCAAACAGGCGTCGCCTGAAATGTAGGATACTCCGCCCTCCAGTCGAATAGTCTGATCTGGATCGTCTTCTGCTGCAGGAGTGTTGGTGACTTGTAAGCTTACTGGGTTACAGCCTATCTCTGCAGGGGGTGGAGTCGGCCAAGGACGTCTGGCGTTATCGTTAACGCATTTTGGCCCATCGGGATCTCTTGGATCCGGTATGCATATCTCAACAGGGATTTGACCTGAGTCACAATCTACAGAGACAGGTAGCGATACGCAGCCCGGTCCAGTAATTGGTGGAATAGGAATGCATTTATCTAGGCTCATATAGATCCTTACTGGCAGTTAAATACGTTTGGATTATCTGAACTTTGAGGCAGCCCTACGTATATAAAGCGTATTATATGCGGAAAGCCAGACAAAACCGAACTGTTAAGGAAGTCAGCATTTACAGCGTTCAGCTCTGCTCTTGTAAACGCACTGACTGCCAATGGACTTTGTGCGACAATCTTTACATCGCCATTTGCGTCAGGCTCCACTCCAGAAATGCTGTAAATTCCCTCGTTGCACAGTATGTCCTTGGAGTTAATTTTTTCTACCCACGGTCCACACTGCTCAGCCTGAGAGTCGTTTGCACCCTGCTGAGCGCCTATTATCACAGTGCGAGTATTAGTGAGAACCGAGATAGTGCAATTGTCCCCGGCGACCAACTTCACGTCGCCTACAACCGGCTGGGATTCGTCGGTATATCTAAGAGTGTCGGTTTGCTGCAGTAAAGGCAAAGCGCTTCTACAAGTTATCTCATTAACTCGTTGCTTGCACAAAGCTACTGCCGTGCTTGGCTCAAATGCAGCGTAGACAAATATAGGCTCAGCCGCAGCAAAGGGAGTAAACAGGTTTTGAAGATTGCTAAAGCAGATATAACCCTCAACGGAGTATGCAGCTAAAGTAGGAAAGTCCTGCGAATCAAAATGGTATCGCACATATTCCTGCGTAGCATAAGCATCGTCTGCAAATTCCAGTACTGGATTACCTATCACAGTAGGCCCAACCAATAAGTTTATTCTTACCCTCAGCGGCTGACCTGGAGCTTTGTGCAGTGATGCCAGCTCTACAAATGGCGCCTCTACAAAAGAATCGCCGGTTACATATATTTTAAAGTCAACTAAAGTCTTGCGCAAAGCATCTATTTGACTACTGTTGCCTGCAATGGACGCTAAGGGATAGGATATGCTACTAAAGGCGTCGTACACTTTAACCTCCCGCCATGCTAAAGATAATCGAATTGCCCTCGGTAGTTATACGGAAAGCAGGTCTAAGTTCCCTAGTATCTTGTATCGGGTTGAAGGCGGCTGTCTTCAACGAAAGCACCACTGAACCATCCGCTTTTTGTTTTAACTTAGTTGCAAACGGTCCAACCAAGGAACCCTCGAGAGTTTTTACATAGTGCACTAAAGTTATGTTCTTTAGGAATATTCCGTTAAGGTTCAAGACTTCAGACTGAGGGTAGTTGGGATCTACGCACTCGTATCTAGTGAAGTGAGGATCACCTAGAACGCTAATTTTAATAGTGTTGGAGTCCAGTCGATCTACTCTAATGCCCTCGTTACCCGTCAGAGTGATATCGCCGGACTTTTCATTCAAAGACTGAACTTGGTTTTTGGGCAGGTACTCGCAAACAGCTGGCAAAAAGGTGGCAGCCTCAGGAGTAAGTTCGTATTGTCCTTCGTCCACGGATTGCAGCAAGAAGCTTTTACTTGGATCGATTACCAAGCATCCTCCAAGTACGCCTTCGGAGTCAAATATCGATATTTGTTCTTTGGTAGAGCCAAATTCTATCTTGGCCTCTCCCAGTACGTCTCCAGCTGCTGAGCTTAATTGTAATGCAACCATAGCATCAGTCCTGGTTACTCTGCTGACATAGCAGGGCTGCTCAGACGCATAGTTACCTCTTGCATATATTCTTGCGTCTACAATCCAGCTCTGAGGCAAAAAGCCGGAGCTAAAAGAAAGAGTGCTGCTATCCAAAAAGGGATAGTTTCTACTTGCGTTTAAATTACGCCATTCTAAATGCGGAATTGTATTCACGACGCTGCTCCTGCTACGCCTATCGTTCTTATTCCAGGTAGGCCATTGCTTCTGGTGTAGTTTTGTACCAGGGTGCCTATTCCTTGGGCTGACAGCACACCTGCCGCCAATACAGAGCCGTTGGACACTATTGCCCAAGCGTCGTTTGGAGCTCCACGAATTTCCAACATGCAGGCCGGATTCGAACTGTGCTGATACAGGCCGTAACCTACTCTCATGTAAATTCCGGATTCTGGGAATGTATCTAGAGCACTAATACCAACAGATATCTCAGTAACGCCGATAGTGTCGTAGATCGTCGTTGGTCCAAGAGTAAGTGCGTAGCTGTCGTTTCCGTATACCACCTCACGATTGGATCTGAGGTTGGTATTCAATCCGCCAAACGCAACCAGACTTACTCCGTCATTTCCATAAAGCTGCCACTCTCCTAGAGCAGCATCGACGTGAAGAGCGTTTAAAGTCTCTCCAAAAAAGAATATAGGAGAAGTAGTACCAAATATAGCTACCGAGGGTCGAGTTGGATGCTGCTGCAAATAACTGAACGAGTAGGAATAGCTGGATACGCCATCAAATATCTCAAATGTAAGCTTGGTATTTGTATTTAACGACACTCTGTCTTGAGCAGGTGGCTGAGAATAAGTGCTGGTGAATTGAGCCAAGCCTTGGACAGTACCGCAGGTCTCCGGTATTTCCAATCTTCCCTTGCAAAATGCCTCTAATGGCAAATCTGAGGATATGACTACAGTCTCTTTGTCTCCGGCACCTTCGTATCTGGCGTACATAGGCTTATCTAGGACTATTACAAGCTCTCGGTCTTCGCCCTGGGGGACTAAGCCGTTGAGGCTTCTTATGGCATTAAACGCACAAGTGTTAGATTCCGGGCGTCCTCCGCACTGGCCTATAAATGCCTGCAGGCTCTGCCTCACCTCAGACTTAGTGCCGCTGAATTGAATAGCCAGGCCTTTGGAATCGGACACCACTTCCAATCCGTTCTGGCCCACCAGCTGCACCTTGCCGTCTACTGTGGTGTCGAATCCCTGCTTTCCTATAGTCGTAACTCCGCCATATTCGTATCTACTTATGCAAGAGTCCGATATCATCGAAGCCTGAGGTCCAGAGAAAGACCAGGAGCCCTCTGTAAGAACTCCGGAACCGAAAACCACCCATCCGCCAACTCCAGGAACCTCGGGCTGTAAATGCACTATAGAGCCCGGAAGACTGTTAGTTCTCCGCACCTGAACAGTGGCAAGTACAAAAGCCCCAAGTACTGAATATTGCTCATTTGAAATAGTGGCAGCAGGAGTATCTGGAGAAAAGGGATGCGTCTGAGATCCCATTATTGTGAGAGTTACCAAAGACCGGGTTGTCTTTATGCTGGCTACAAATGCGCATGCAGCCACTGCCCCAGGCACCACGAGCTTCATATCTACCAATAAAGAGTTTACTGCAGAGACGTCCGTAGAGGCGTAGGGCTCCAGAGTAGCCCTTTCAGCCACGGGATATCGTCGATATTCATTGTCGTTGAGGAAGTCTCTACTTACTACTTTCATAGTTGGCCTCAGATAATTATGGTTGCTGCCGTCTCGAACTCTCCCGCAGGAATATCTACTTCGTCATCTGAGGCATCGACAGCCTTGCACTTAGTGACAAATCCGGCAGGTTGTCCTGTCGGAGGAGGAGTATACTTAGCTACCACTTGAATGGCGCCAGTGTACTCACTAGGTATGCTGCCTAGCAAGGCATCGTACTGCCCTGTCAGATTTAGCGGAATAGACACACTTCCGGCGTCTGTCCAGGCGTTATCAGCAAACGTACGGTATAGCAGAGACACGGAGGACTGGCCGTGTACGGCGTCGGAGAACTTCACTCTAACGCTTCTATCAGTTCCGATAAGCAAGTAAGAAGCAGTCGCAGACGGACACGGATTGACGGACTTCTTGTTAGGCGCCATGGCGGCAGTCTTCTTTATGTTTTCCGCAATCACTCTATTGCTGGCCTGTCCGCAAGGAGATCCCTGAGGAGTCGGAGAGCTGCCAAAATACGTAAATGTCAGGTTTATGTCTACATAGCCAGGGCTGGCGTTTAGATTGACTATTTTTCTGAATATAGGATCTACAATGACCAGACCCGAGGTGATCATTAGATACCCTGTGCATGAAGGAATATCGTTAGGCTGTTCTTGCTGGCAAGACGTAATTGGAAGCGACGACAAGTCCACGCTGGTCTCTATTACGCCCTGCGACTCTATATTGAATAGAAGCCCCTTGTTAGTAGGATTTAGATTCTTATAGTAAAGATATGATGCGTCAGATATTGGAATACAGGCAATAGGCTGACCTTGAGCTATGGAATAAGACACACCATTCTCGTCAGTAGCCTCCATATTGTATTTAGCAGTCACTGCATGCTTCAGCTTCATCGACAGTGCGCGGATCGTATGGCCGGTGTTGTTCTCGGCCATGGCCTGAATCTGCAGCTTAAAGTTTTGTTGTGGCCAAAGTCTAAATCTTGGAGTAAACGAGCCGGCAGTCTGACAGCATGCAATTCTGCTGTTGAACCGCTGCGTAATCACGTTGTATTCGGTGACCAGCTCGCCTAATCGCTTTACCGCTTTATGGTACAGAACGGCCACACCCTTAGTGTAATCCGATACGTCTTTATAATCTTGGCATCTGCAGCAGGGAGCACAGTGTGAGTTCAGGGCCACTTGAGGATTAGAGCCATTTATGTACCTGCTGTCTACGCTGATGCAGTCTGCTGTTTGCGCCTGTATCGAAAATTCGCCTTTATCGTTGGCCTCTTGGCCGTTGATTCTGCGCAGCACCTGCTCGATAGCAGGAACAGTGTCGCAAGGCTCTACTCCTAGCCCGGCCCCAGGAGATACGCTGAAAGTTACAGCTACAGGATCTTCTGCAGAGTAGTCCAGGGCATAGTTATACCCTTCCAATACGTGTACTGGTCTTGCTGGCAGGATAGCATTATCGACATCCAGAGCTACAGTTCCAACCTCCGGCTCCAAGCAAAACGGAGCCAGCGGATATTGATTGATTGGATACGAGCTGAACTCTACCCCATCAATAATTACGTAGGTTATATAGTAGCCTTTTTGAACATTAGCCAGCGTACCGTATACGTATCCGCCTAGCGACTCCTCCGTCCTGTACAGAGTCTGAGATGTGTCATATGGGCCGTTCGTAGTACTTATTGCGTTTTCAAAATCTTGCCGGCTGAACAGCTGGCCTGCAGAAGTAATTACGTTACATTTTAGTTTGGGTCCGAGGCCAGGATTCAAGGCTATGCTTACATACTCCAGCATTGCGCTGCTTAAAGCACCGGCTGCGAATACCTTAAATGCCACTATTGGCGGATTTCCGGTCGGAGCAGTGGACAGGAAGGGCAGTCCGTTGGCCTCGCACTCCTCTAGAAAGCCCGCTGCATACTTCGTAGGGCTCATATCAACCTCCGTCCTGCGCGCAGCTCGTAGAGTCAACCGAAGACGTCAAGCATATGTTCTGCAGCTGTGCCACAGAGCTGGCAAGAATGGTTATTTCATTGGCCAAGGTGCTTAGCTTGTTGTTCAGGTTATCTACGTCTCCAACGACCACGTTAAGTTCGTTGCATCCGCAGCAAGGCTTGGCGCAGGTATCTGAGATCGAGATTCCGTCGCTGCTGGTATTAACAAATACGCAGTCGCCACCCACTATGGAAACGTTGCCTTGTGGGTCTCCGGTAAGGCCGTTTATTGTTCTGATGCACGGACTTAGCTCTATATCGTTGCAGTCGCATGTTTCTGTAAGTCCACCTCCATCAACAGCATTGAATCTAAGCGAGCTGTATCCTGAGGAAGAAGTTACGGATATGCTGTGATTAGATCCGCTGGTTAGAGATATCTGTCCAGACAGCACTGGAGTAGTAAACCCAGAGTTTACGACTCTAATTCCGCTGATTCTCTTAATCCCAAAGGATACTACCGTAGCCTCTACTCTAGTCGCAGCAAGGTTAAAGGTCAGAGTGCCTATAGCGTTTTGAAGTCCGGAGATATCTCCTAAAATTGCTACTCCAGATATCTGTGAGAAGTCGTAATCAGAAGACGACGTAACTCCCTTTATGGCTACGGAAGAGTATTGCGAAAATCCTGTAAAAGCTACAGGCGAGGATACGGCAACACTGGGAGCTTGGAACTCTCCGTCGTATCCGAGCTCAAATACGAATCCTTGCGGATATACGGTAATCGAGCTGATGTAAAAGCCGGATGGCTTCAGGCCCGGCATATAAGGCACCGCCAGCTTCATGTCCACAAACACTTCGTTTGGCAGCTCAAACGATGAGTTATTAGCCTTCTGAGTAGCGAGCTGGCTAAGAGGGTAGTTTCTCAGAGAGTTAGAGTTAAGCCATTCAGTTCCAATAATTGCTGACATAAAGCCTCCAAGCCAGGAAGCCTAGTTTACTGAATGCCTGGCTTATCTAAATTTTAAGTTGATTTAACGAACTTGTACCTTAAAGACACTATTCCGAGTTTTCCAGAGTATCCATCAGTAGAGGAGCGAGCCAGCTTAAAGAAAGTCTCTCCGCCTGCATAGGCGGTGTCTAGCTCCACCTGTGTGATAAAGTAGTCTTTAGGGGTGGCTGTACCTGTAAGTATAGATAGGCCGCCCGATACAGCCCCATTTACGATATTAGCAGCATTCGTAAGGTTGTATTTCGTAGCAGGCGTTGTGGTAGGAGGAGGTTTCATGGTAACCCAGCTCAAATCCAATGCCGGCATCTGTACCGCTCCCGACGTATGCAGCGCCAAGAAGGTAATAACTAGATTGAGCTTATAGCTGCCTTCCAAATAGCCTGGAATATCTACCTTCCCGAGAATGGAGGAGTTCTTGCCCGGAGGCATTGCCGAATAGAATATGCTTGTAACGGCATCCTTCTCTATAAGGATATCGTCGATTGTCAGAATGTCCGGCTGCCCTTCCAGCTTTCCATCCAGTCCAGCAACTCCTACTGTGACCTCTCCCTGGCCGTTTGCAAAGGTGGAGTTAAGGCTGATGTTAGTGCCTGCGATGATGCGTTCTACCACCCGGCCACGCTTCATTGCAAAGTTAGATATATCCTTAACTACTAGGGATCCCGCCTCGGTCGTGGAGGCATCCGTTACCGTGAACCCAGCCTTTATGATAAGCGGTCCAGTAGTCGCAGGTCTGCCGTCAGGATCTGATATCGTAATAGGAGAGTCTGCAGGAGTCTCAAGACTAGTTACTACCTTGATACCTCCACTAATTAGCTTGGTGTAAACCAGCGTAAGATCCGTAGGAGCCACTATCTGAGCAGCATCTGCTAAGCTCCAGTCTGTGAACTTTACGTTGGTATCTGGTAGTACGTGCTTGCCGTTGATCTTGTGCCAAGGCAAGGAGTTAAACGCGTCTTTCCACCATATGCCATTGCTGTTTACGACAACGCTGATGTCGGTTTGCGCTACACCGTCCTTGAATACCACGTAAGTGCCGACTACCGTCTCCGGAAAGAGTTGATGAAGTCTGGGATCTGCATCAAAGTTATATCCGTACTTAGCACCATTTGGAATTGGAACATTTGGAAAGTACTGTCCTGTTGCCGGCAGCCAACCAGGCAAAGTAGGATCTACGTACTGCCCCTTTATTAAATATCCTACGGTAGGAGAGGTGGAGTCAATCAAGGATACGTAGGATGTTGCCTGAGCGGCAGTGCTAGAGTTTGCCCCATAGCTAACTCTATAGCCTGTAACGGTGCCAGTAACCTTAACAGCAATTCCCAACGAAGCAGCAGCCTTAAACACTAAAGAATAATCAGCGTTATTTAAATTGAGCTGCTCAATGCCGTACTTGGTAAGAACTACATCCTTGAGCCTAAGCTCTCCTGACGTAATGGAATGCACTACGCCGGTAAGATAGATATTACCTATAGTGTCAGGCGTAGCGTAGTTGTGACTGTATAGTTGAACCGCCGTGCCTGCAAGTAGAGCAGTTGCTGCCCCTGCTGGAAAAGCCTCGGGGTTAGATCCAAATATACGAGTAAGTACCAGCTCGGGAGTTGCCGGACGAGCGGTCAAAGGGAATCTCAAAGCCTGCGTATCTAGGGCAGTGGTCAGCGGAGGACGAACCAGCAAGTGCGTATCGTCCAGCAAAGTGCATACTGGAACGCTGACTAGTCCTGGCTTAGGAGTGATTGTGCCTGCGTTTAGCGCACCTGAGCTTAGATACAGCACTCCACGATCCTGCGGATTCAGCAGCAGATTGCTAACAATTGATTCGCCAGTGCAGTCAATGGCCACGTAGAGAGACGGGTCTACTAAGCCCTCAACTACAATGACTCCGGAGTTGGCAGTATCCTTGTATACGACTATACCCGCAACCGTCGAGGACTCGGTAGCTTGCAGGTATCCGTCCTTGTACTCCATGTCTGCATAGGCGGGAGCAAACTTTGACGCAGTCGAATTAAAGTAAACTACATGGCCTGTTTTTACATCGTCTGTAAAAGGAGCACCAGTAATGAATATAGCGGCGGCAAGACTCTGCGCATCCTGGCGATCCTTGAGGTGCTGCGTGCGATAAGCCAGTTGTGCAATGGCGCGATTTGCGACCTCAGCGGTGATTGGCTCACCGTTTTTGATAGTCTCGATTACGCTCTGCCAGGGTTGAATTGAGCTCATAGGATTATGGCGCCGTTACGCTAACAGTAAGAGGGAAAGTTACAAAAAGCTCAGAGCTAGCCGTCTTGGTTAGGTACTCAGCTCCGCCGGTGAAGTAAGCACGAGCTAGGATAATATCTGAAGTACGCTCATTTTCCACCTCGGCTAATACCAGGGCTGCCCCATAGCATATGGAGCCTGTGCCGAAGGCGGTTCCACCTAACTCTCCAGCGGAGGTGGCGCTAGACTGCCCAAAGAAATTAGTGGTGGTTGAGTAGGTACTTCCAACTACAGTAGAGATGAGATTTGGATCTCTGATTGCTGGTACTCTCAAATAGTTCTTATTTGAAAGTTCGCTGTAGTATGTTTTTGGATTTGAAAAATTAGATATAGCTGCAGCACTTGTAAAGCCGACAGGAATATTACCGGCATTATTGGTGTACTCTAAGTACAGGTAGATCTTATGCGGCTGCTCAGCTACAGCTCGGGCAATACCTAATGGAAGTTCTGCAGTAAATGTGGTGATCATAGATCAATATCCGTAGATTGAGTATTTTACCTTCGCTGTGGCTTTAACAGAAGCCTGACTTTCATTTATAGTCAAAGCGGGAACTATCTGGCTGTACGAAGCTTTAGTGTTAAAGCTAAAATTTGCTTGGTTTATTGAAGTCGCTGGAACGTCTATATTTGTAAATATAAGCACCTTAACATCGACTGGCAGCATGGTCTTAAATGCTTTTAAAGCCGCTGCTTGAGGCCCCTGAATATCGCATTTAATAATTACCATCGAGCTGGCTATTGCCGAACTGCGTCCGTATTTAAAAGTCTTAGGATCTCTATATACGGCCGGTATATCGGCTGCTAAGTATATATCCTTATCGTGGAGTATCTGCAGCCGAGAGTCTAAGGGCGTACCTTGAGGCAGTATCTGGTTTATTTTTATAGGGTTAGACTTGTAGGCAGAGGTTGCATAAGCTCCGGAGTCTGTAATGATTAGAGCTAAGCCTTGCTGAAGTTCAAAGACCTCGACTGTTTCGTCTTTTTGCGTAACAGGAGTGCCGGAACAGGATCCTAGCATGTTCAGCATGTCTAAATAGGTAGGTCCGTAAGTACCAAGCCTCCACAGATACTTAAACGGAACTTTTGAGTAGACCTTATCCGACAGCTGAATTCCCAACGCGTAACCAAGCCTACTGGTTGTAAAGCCTGCCTCCCTAACAACATTTCTGGCATATAGCGTTACTTCCCTATTAGCTCCCTTTTCTGTGTCCTCAATTGTTCTCAAGGGCTTTTGAAACTTAATGACTCCTGCTTCCAACTTATAGTCTATGCCTTGCGTAAGAACTTTGGTTGGATTACTTACGTCATCGTATAAATAGGGAATATCCAATACGTCGGAGTCTATGACGTAGGATATTCTGCTGTTGTCCAGCTGTCCATATGCGTACATAACTCCAGACAAACCATACTTTTTATTGAAGTCTCCGTACACGATTGGACTTTGCGTGTATGCACTAAATACTATTTTAGTCCATACGTGAGTTTGCCCTGCAGGTATTTCCTGGTTGCCTACGGATCTGACCAATTCCGTAGCAGCTCGCTCAGACTGTTCGTGGTTTGACAAAACCCCCTGAAATAACTTTTTCAGTAGCTCTTTGCTACCAAATAGCCGACTCCAGAATGAGCCTAGTAGAGCCAGAAGTTGTCTAGGGTATAAGCTGTTCATCTACGGCATTCCACAACGGCAATGTCGACCAACGCCGACTCTAGGAAGAAGGCTACCGTATTCTGAGTCAGTCCTCTGCTGGGCATCTTCGGCGGCTTAAGAGCATCGGACGAGTAGATAATGTCCTTTTCCAGCTTTTGTCCAATTACGACAGCGTACAGGTGAACTGGCAGATCCACGGTATATCCAGAAGGAATATTCTGGTATGCGGTATGAATTAGTGCACTGGCCGGAATGGATTGGCCCATCTCGAAGGAGTTAAACTTCGATACAAGGGCGGCCTTCAATGCAGCCATATCTGGATCCTGAGCTCCCGCAGGTTTGATCAATCGCATTTCCAGACTGCACATAGCTGGAATAGGAGCGTGCACCAGAACGTCGGCACTGAGGCTCCGCTCGGCAGCCGAGTCAACGTAGCCCTGGATCTCAACTATGTTTGGCATCTTGAGATACTCGACATAGAAGTAGAAGAAGTCTACGAACCCTTCGCCAGTATTTAGAAATAGATTGCAGGGACCCGTTGGTGCCGTAGGGGACGGAACTACACTGGAGGTCTCAACATACTCGTTGGCCAACCAAGGATTGGGGTTTCCCAGGCTGCCATTCTCTATCAGGCCCAGAGCAAGAGGAGTAGCGGCTTCCTTGATGTGCGGATATGGCACTAGGAATCTAATAGTGGCCTTTTGATAAGCCGTAAATGCTGCGGATTCCGGCCCTTGTACCAAGTGCAGCGAATTACCTTCTAGCGTACGAACATCGGAAACCAGCTCGAGCCCTGCCTGCTGAGAAAGCGTGGACTTAATGTTTTCTACTGAGTACATTCCTGCCGCTTTAGAGGACGGCAGTACGATTTCAAAGAGAGCCTCCTGATTGCTGACATCGTAGGAGATCATCTGCGCAGCAAGCTTCTCTTGAACTCTGGATGGATATGCGGCAGACTTTACGTACAGGTCTATTCTATTGCCAATGTGGACTCCATCCACCAGGTCTCTGGTCATCTCCGGATCAAGGAATCCTACGACTCCAACATCCTTTATTCCCGAGAACTGAGTTTTCAGCTTGGCCTTTATGTGATCTCTACCGCCAAATACCTTACCTACAATTCCGGTCTTGGCCTTGGATAGCAGAGTCACGTTGTCGTCCTCGTCTGCACCTCCAGTAAAATCGGAATCAGCCTTTGCTGAAGTAAGAGTGGAAACACTGGGAGTCACTCCGGTGACAACAGTGGTTGCTCGGATGTTTCCGGCAGATCCTGGCGTAACCGCAATAAGATCTATGACCACCGTGTATAAGGATCCGGACTGTTCAAAGACTCTTTGATTGGAGGCGCCGGTATAGTTCTCTAGCGAGACCAGGACGTAAGAGGCTGCCGGCTGGAACAACAGGCCTGCCATGGTAAACTGCATGTCCTTGGGGATTACGGTCGAGTTGTTCGACGAAAAGAACATTCTAAGCGTACCGGACGCCGTCGACCCTTGGGCTCGGGTGACATTGAAGTTAGACAAGACTCTTTCAAGCTGGGTATCGTCCACCGCATCAGGGTTCTTAGATATCTCCAACAGGCTGCTTGAGATCAACGCTAAGTCGATCTGCTCCTGAATCCTCGTCTCCAAGTGAGCGTACAGCTTTATTACTAAGTCTCGCAACACTGTTCCAGCCGACAAATCCAAGGTGGGATAAGCCGACTGAACAAATGCTATAATCTGCTCTTCCTTTGAGAACACCGCTTCTGGAGACTGATCTGCTATTGGAGTTTCCATATTACACCGTGGAGATGGTCACAGGGACCAAGATTGTTGAAGAGTCTTGAAATGTGAAGCGCAAGGACATTACCGCAGAGTCCAGAGTGACACTGAGTCCCTCTAGGGCGACGTCCTCCAACGCCTCGTCGACACTAGGAGCAAGCACAGAGCTCTTTATGTAGTTGATTATGTCGTTCTTTTCAGAGTAAAAGGCAAAAGACAAAGCCAGGGAGGTATGTATCTGTCCGCCAAAAAGCTTTGTTACAAAAGAAGTGCCGTACTCTGGCTCGCTGGCCACAGATCCTTTATCGGTCATCAGGCACTTAAAGAACTTTTGCACTACTTTGTACGGACCGGATATAGCAGAGCCCGAGTCAGATATGGCGATATTGACTGGCGCTATACCTCCATAGCTAGGAGTCTCTAGCACGCATACATCTACAGCTTTTCCTATGTAGGATTGGGATACGGCCATTAGTCCTTACCCTCCTCTACTGCCAGGAACTTCTCGACATTGGCTTGCATTGTCGCCAGCATTCCGGAGTTCTCGCGCTGAATGTTTTTGCGACGACCTGCCTCATCAAGAATTCTGTGTATTCTGTTTGAATACCTGAAAGCCATATCTCTATGTGCGGCAGCCACCATGTCGTGTTGCAGCTGGGCCTTCATGGCATCAAAGAATTTGAACTTGTCCTTGCCTACTGCGTCAAGAAACTCCTGGGCCAGTTCGTTTCTATCAAACTGCTTTACCAGGTCCGCTGGAGTGTTGTCGTACTCTTTAGGCTCCCAAAGCAGTCTGAACGACCCAGAAGACAACACACCTCCGCCGCTGGCAGAGTTCTTGGTTGCCTCCTTGATGGCGTCAAATATCTTTTGAGCCGCAGAATTCACAAGCCTCTCCTGTTCAATTGAGCGTATTCATCTAATCTTGCTGCAATGGACGTCGTGAGCTGACTGACTCTGCCTGGGCTTATTTTCAGTTTTTTGGCAATGTCGTTATTGCTCAACATCTTCTTATTGTTGTAGCCTAGCTTGTGTTCGAGAATAACCTGCTCCTGCGGAGTGAACGAGCTATACATGGTGTCCAGTACGTCTTTTTGAAATCCTGGATTCTGGGCTACGGTAATCTCCTGAGAGGTCACTGGATTATCTCCGGAGAACGCCGTAGAGCCTTCGCTGAAGACTCGTTTGTCCATTCCACGAATTTTATTTAGCTGTCGGACGGACATACCTGTCAGATCAGCGAGCTCTCCGTCGCTGGCCACTCTGCCTTTGTTCTCATAGAACTCGGCCTCGTATCTCTTAAGTGCACTGATCTGCTGGTAGGCCCTTTCAGGAACAGGAGATGGGGTGAGCTCTCTAGAGTATCTGCTGAGAGGCTGTAGCTGCGTATAGACCCAGCTGCGCAAAGACGACCCCGAATTAGGAGCGTATTTCTTTATTGCCTTGGCGGCCAATAACTTGGCTCTGGTCTTTACTGCAGGCCCAGCATTGAGTCCTGAGTAGGCGTACACAGCCTTATCGATATCTGGACCGAGCTGATCCAACATCGCCTGCATCTGCGTAGAGTTTTGGCCTTTGGACCAGACTGCGTACATATCATCAAGAGATTGTTTTTTAATTGGAATAGGGTCCATAAGGCTATTTTACACTTTTTTCAACGGAGATTCAGCATTGGTTGGCTTGTTTAGAAATAATCCTGCAGGCTCGCCAGAATCAGACACTCCAAACATATCTAAATCCTGACTTTCCATTAAATGCCGCAATCTATAGGAGGTCATTATTTTATTGGATGCTGCTGAGAGGGTATACGTAACGGCTTCTACAATGCCGCGCTTTATCCAATTTTTAGCCAGTCCTGATACGTTTGCTCCTGACGCAGAACCAGCGGAGCGGTAAATCTTTACGCAATCCCCAGGAGCTACATCAAGTCTAAATCCGCACATTACGTCCTGAGTCTTGGTAGAGAACACCTTGGAGAAGTAGTATGACTTGGCTAGTTCGTCCGCAAAACCCTTTGGTACAGATTGCTGAGTAGCGTTCGTATTTGGAGCCTTGGGGCTGGTAATCGGCACTATGCCTACCTGGGACTTAAACTGCCCATCGGGGACTTGGCTACCTCTAACGTTGCTTAAATACTCTGGGGTCGGAAACACTATAAACGGACCTCCATCCACCTTGCCTTGAAATGGAGCCACGTATTGACCTGTGAAGTTGCCCTCAACTACGCTCTTGTCGATGTTTACAATGGAAGAGCCTGTGCCTCCACCGTACATGATTGCACCTATAGGTAGCTGTGCAGGATTTGCAGAACTGCCTCCAAAGTCGCACTCCGAGTCCGGAATAAAGACGTCCACTGGAGCGAGTGGGTTGTAGGACATCATCAGGCACTCATCTACTCTTGGAGCCAGCACGGCGCCAAAAGCAGACGATAAAGAAACAAATTTCTCAAAAGCGCTGCTTCCACCGCTGCCGGTAAATATCACGGTTCCGACTAAATCATTTATGGCGTGGGTGACCAGAGTTGCCGACCCCAACGCACTAGAGGCCTTGGAGTTAAGCTTCATCTTGCCTTTGGAGTATATTCTCTCCATGGCGGCAATGGCTGCCCCGTTGTTTGAAGGAGTATCGCTAGTTCGGAATCTCCTCAGAGGCTGACCTGCCTTGTATATTGCCGCAGGCCTAATGATGTCCTCCCACCAATCCTGCGACACATAGGCACTGTCTGCTACCACCTGCCCCTGACCTATGTATGTAGGCTGGACATGGTCTTTGTTCGGCAAAGAAGAGTCTTGAACGGTAAACCAGGAGTCAGGTGCGTTTTTGTCGAAGTCGCCAGATGCAAATGAAGCCAGGTCCAGATCGTACATCCAGTGCACTAGTACAACGGTGGTAGCCACTCCAGTAGTGCTGAAATCCGCTGAACTTGACAGCACGTATCCGTCAAACAATACCCATTCGCCATCTCCTTGTGGAGTAGCCTTCGAGCCGTTTGGATGCGGCTTTCCAGAACCCTTAACTCTGAGCTTTGCCGACTTTCTGCCGGTAAGGTCCTGCGGGTCCAGAAGTTGGTTTCCGCCCGACGCGTTTGCGTTATTAAACGTGATTCCTGACGGCACAACTACTCTAGCGATGGGAATTTGATTAAGTACAAACTCGACCACTGCCTCCACCACAGGCACAGTCTTGCCATTTACCTCCAGGTCTACCGAGACCTTGTAGGCGGCATGCTTGGCGCTGAGAGTGCTTGGAGTATTGGCCATTAGATTTCGTTGATAGCAAGAATAAAAGCGGCAATGGCATCTTCGATGATGGTGCCATTCAGAATAGCGTCGCTGTATTCTAATTTGTTTGCAGTGATTCGGGATACCAGATCTGGCTTAGAGAGTATTGCGGAGTATATAGGCATGCAATCGCCGGAATAAGGAGTACGAACAGTGGCAGAGAATGATACTTCGTCTCCGGTACCTGCACTGCACGTAAACGCCATTGCGTAGCCAGAAGTTCCAACTGCCGTATGATTTAGCGTCGAAGAGAAGCTGGCAGCCTGCATTCCGTTGACGCTAAACGTAAGGTTTGGAAAAGTACCAGTGACGGAAACTCTCCACATGTTTCCAAAGGGATCCGCCGTTCCAGTAATAATCGACGAGTACTTTATGTACTGAGAGGCCTGATTAACGACGACACCTATGGCGTCCTCGAATATAGGCATAAGCTCATCAACTGACTCCAAATAGGAGCGCCAGTTTATCTTGTCAGCAAATTTGCTGTTTCTAATTATGAAGGACAGATGCCTAACTCTGCGGGCCACAAACTCCGGATCCGTAGAATCCAGGCCAAGCAATTTTGCTGCAGCCTCGTAATCTGCGCTGTATGCCAATGGCACTGAATCTGCAATTGCCGGAATACCTGGCACAAAAGCCAGGTCCTGGCGGTTTGCTAACAGCTTTGCAAACGGAGCATCAGCAGGAACAGGATTGGAGCTTGAGTAAAACAGCATGTTTATTTACTGGGAATGATGGACATGGTGATGCTGAACTTTGCAAATCCGAACTCTGCGGGAGAGCTGCCAATTTCCAAAGTCATGCCTTCTATAAAGCCTTCTAGAACCACGGGCATTATCTGCAGCTTTACCGGAGTCTGAACTGCAGAAAAATTAGAAGCCTTATTATTGTTGTAGAAGTCTATGACCTTTTGTGCTGCGCTGTAATCTCTGGTTCCTCCGGTGCACACGGATGCAGGCAAAGCCATTCCCGTTATGATCGCCTTGGACATCTCGTTGCCAAGAGGATAGATGTACAGAGAGTCTCCCAGAGTGCTGAAGTATGCCACCTTGATCTGCTGGCTTACTGCAACTGAGCTTATGAGTATGTCGACACTGTTATTTACAAGTGCCGCTTTTCCAGTGAGTTCGATGTTAGACATCTGCCCTGGAGTCGCGCCGTCTATATGTACTACGGCACCGCTAGAACGTGCAAATAGATCAGGCATTATGCACTCACCTTCGTATCAAGGCTCTTTAGAGATTCTGCGGTAGAGCTCATCGAGCTTGCCATCAGTCTATTGACTGCCAGGAGATCGACCATAGTCTTAGCAGAAGTCAGTGTTGCTTTTTGCGCTTCATCCGTCTGCTTCTGCTGCTCAGTCATCTTCTCCCGCTCGACCTTGTCTTTGTTCATTATGTCCCGCTCTACCTCAGTTCGAAGCGTCTCTATCTTCTTGGCTCGTTCGGCGGGATCCTTTGTTTCCAAGATTTGATTAAAGGCAGTCATGTCTGCCTTCTGGCGCTCAAGAATCTGTAGTCTGGCGGTATCTCCCGAGCTCTTTGCCGCAGCTAAATCTGAGTCTATATTGGCCAACGACTCCTGAACGGCCTTTCTCATGCCGGGATCGGTAACTCCGCTGGCGGACTGTAGTAGCTCAGTGAATGAGAAGCCGTCCTGATCGACTGCGGTCTCTGCCTCTTGTTGAGACATTCCGCCCTTTACCTTTTCCGCTATCTTGCTGTCTCGTATCTGCTTAAGGCCTTGGGATAACACATTCTGCATGCTGCTATCCGACTTGAATACGTCATTCAGCATTCTCTGATTCTCAGTAATAGCAGTAGCGGTTATCTCCATGCTGGTCATTCCGCCATTTCTAGCACGCTCCGCCTCTTCGGCTTGGCGTATGCGTGCAGTGCGCATAGTTCCCTTGTCGGAAGCTAAGCCGAAACGATCCATGCGCTCGCCAAGATTGGACAGCATGGCGTTCTTGACCTCAGGTCTTAATGCCCCAGAGGTCTCCAGCTTGTTCAAGAGATCTACTCTGGCCTGCTGGCTGTCCAGCTTATTAAAGGCAGCTGCAAACTGAGTAAAGTCCATGGCCTTGATCTGATCGGCAGTCATTCCAAATGCCGACATCAGCTCAGAGCCGCCTGCCGTGGTCATGTCGGCAACTACCTTCTCTATGTCCACACCTTGTTCGGTAAAGGCGCGCTTTACGGCTCCGGTAACGCTTACGTTCTCGTTTTGCGCATAGAACCTATTGATATCGTTCATCGACATGGACATTCCTGCAGCCACGGCTTCTCGACCGGTAAATGCCGCCAGGTTTATTCCCTGCTTGCTGGCCAACAGCTGATTGACCGCCCCTGGATCAATGTCTCGCCCGGCACGGAAGTCATTTACAAAAGATTGAATCTCCTGCTCGGAGACTACGCCGGCATTTCTAGCCAACTGCAACGAGGCAAACGCCTGTACAGACGGATTCTCCATTCCCTTCGCAGCGATGTCTCTCGATAATGCCAAAGCTTGATCCATAGTCATAGGCGTTCCCATGGTTCTGGATAGAGCTACACGAGACATGGCGGCCGTGCCCATTGCGATTCCTGCCGATCCTCCCAGGCCCATGTCCTGAGCTAGCTGCGCTGCAGTCTGCAATACGGCCATGGATCCACGGGCATCTTGTCCTGCGAACCTGCCTATTTGAACCGCCTGCTCAACTTGCTGCATCATGGAAGCTCCAGCCTTTCGCTGAGCCTCGGCCTGCAGGAATTCCTCAGTACGGGCATCCACAGGTCCGGTAAATCCTGCCTTTAGTCTGGAGAATTCCCGGCCTGCGGCATTAGCCAGCTCCTCGCCAAATCTTCCACCATAAATGCTCTGCATGGACTGAGTTATCTCATTAACCTGCATGCCCATGCGCTTACCGGCCTCTACGACGGCGCTAAAGCCTTCAAGCTGTCGTGCTATGCCGTCTTCTAGTCTCTTTACGTCTTCTGGCTTTATGGCACCAAAGAGATCTACTCCACTTGAGCTAAGCAGCCCAGAACGAGTAAGCTCCTGCATTAGCTGCCCGGACTTGCTTGCACCCATTCTACGCAGACCGGAATATGGACCACCTTCGGATTCAAGTTGAGAGGTAAGTCCTGCGGCGATGCGATCCAACGTGAATACACGTTTGCCGTTTTCCTCAAAGGTAGCCGTTCCCAAAGCGCCCATCATTGAGAGAGATTGTGTTGCCGCTGAGGTAAACTGCATTGGATTTCTATCCAATCCAGTAATCCCCATCAACATGTCGCCAAGGCCGGCCATCGCTCCTGCTTCGGCGCCGCCCATGGTTCCTGCTGGAATCATCGACGATACTGTCATGGCAAGATTGCCAAGATTTGCGGCATTTGTAGCCGTGTTAAGTATGGTCTGCGCTTTGCGCTTTAATGCAGGATTGTTATTAAGCAGCTCATTCGCTTTCTTGGCTGCCTCGGGAGTGTTCTGTCTTGCCAGCTCCATTAGCGGCTGAAGCTCAGGATCAGCTATGCTCTGACCTGTTGCCGCAGTGAACAGATCGAATACGCCTTTGAAGCGAGATCCCTCGCCAGACAAAGCATTTACATTGGCCAGCTGTACTCCTAGATTGTAGCCTTCGCCCTGCTGTTCAAATCTCTGTAGCGGGACTCCGAAATTAGTATTGGAGTACTTTAAGTATTCTCGAGTCTGCGCAAGCTCTTCGTTGTACAGATCTATGGCGGCTTGGCTTGAAAAGTCGGCAGGCATGCTGAGAGCACGAGGAATGGACTTGCCTAATCGTCCTTGCAGTTGCGCATACATGAACGCTCCTGCATCTCCTCCGCCGATTGGCATGGAAGACATCATGGACGACACCGCGCCTGATATAGGTCCGAACATTCCTCGTAAGCCAGGAGAAGTGACCAGTCCTCCGGCCATCTGAGTCATGGCGCCGGCCTCTGGCCCAAACATAGACCCTACAATATTGCTAAATTGTCCAAACATTGTTGGACTCGTAAATGGCTGCGGACCAAGATAAGTCGTATTGGCCAATGGCACATTGCTACCAGACATTTGCATATTTGCCTGGAGTTGGCTGGCAATTTGAGCCATCATGGCTCTATTTTGCAGCTGATATGCCTGCAGAGGATTTGAGAAGGGATCGTTCATAGATACGCTATTCGTCTATTTTACCAAAAAGCGCCTTCCACTCTTCATAAAGCTCCTCGTTAGTCTGCTGCTGTTTGCGAATAGTCAGATCTATTGAATAATCCACCTTGTCCAGGTATTCAGACGTAGCCGTGTTTAATGGCTCCAGGGGGCTTTCGTAGATGCCCGCAGCTACTATCGCCCGTCTGTTGTCCAATACGACTGCAGCCAATTCTCGCTGCCTTAGATAGGATCTAAAGGCCAATAAAACATTCTCTCTGGCTACTCCCAAAACGCTGCCATCTGGTGCATGGCTATAAAGAGCATTTTGATATGCGTCAAGAATCAGTAGGGACCATCGGCCCCATTTGGAAAAAAATTTGCATCCGCTGTCTCCTTGGTCATCTGCAGGACTTCCGAGTCGAATCTTTGATACTTCTCGAAAAGTACGTTATATAGAGGAGTGCTTATGTCTGCAAATTTATCTACGGCAGCCCAAAGTACTTTTTGTCCAGGAGAGCCGTATACCGAGGCCTCCTTCTTCTGCATGTTTCCTGCGGAGTCCTTAACAAAGAAAGTTTCTTTTTTAGGTACGCTAGGATACATATCGAAGACGTTTGAATATGACTTGAGGTTAATGCCGTCCTCAGAATCAAACTGAAGTTCGCACAAAGATACAGCTAGGCAGAACCTCATGTGCGCTCCTGCCAAAGCCATCATGGAGGAGTAAGGTACTCTACCGCTTTGAATTACAATTGCTTCAGATACAGCATCGAGCTCTGAAGTCGACAGTGTCTTAAATGTAGCTTTAACCTTGCCGCCAAATAACTCAAATGTACGACGGTATGCCTTATTCGACACTACAGACTTAAGAAACTTTATCTTCTCTTCCTCAGGAATGACTAAATCCGGCTCGGGCACCTTTGCACCCTGCTGAAGATTTTCATTTAGCTGCTTTATATTTTCACTTAAGTCTTCAATCTTCTGCTGAGCCTGCTTAGCAGACTGACGCATATCTGGAGGTAAATCATCCTCTGCCACAGGGGCTACCTGCTCTGGTGGAGCATCAGCCTCAACTAGGTTTCCCGCCTCGTCTGCCTTATAGATCTTACCTGGCTTTAGGGCCTTGAAGTCCATGTTTATTCCTTGGTTCTAATTTTATTCTCAGCGATAATGGTGTAGTTGCCCTCAAAGCTTTGGGCTTGACTACTTAGAGTTACAGGCTTATCGAAGCCATCCTTCTTGAATCTTAGCTTGTCGTCGACAAAGCGCGAATCGGGATTCATTTTTCCAAACTTTTCCAGCAGAGCTGTTGTGCCTGGCCAGAAGTAGCTACGATCTGCCCCAATTCCTGGAGTGGCAGCTCCTGAGGGCTTCGTAGGATCAACGCCCTTGAAGATCATTGGCTTGCCTACGCCTTGAGCACGATAGGTCTGCTGCCAATCACTTTCAAACATTACAAATTGAGTGTCATCCGGAATGCCCCGCAACTCAGAGCCTGGGTAGCAGAAGGTGAGGTTCTTGAGAGAGCTAGACGTCGTACCTACTACCGACAAGTCTACCTGCTCCTGCATTTCCTGTTGGCTCTGTACGTAATCTTGAATGCCGTCAGATTGATCTGAAATAGCGGTTTGAATGGTCTTTACGTATTCCTGTAGAGTGGAGTCCTCCAGCTTTCCTATTTGAGTACTTACTCCAGCATAGGAGCTAGAGGTCATGCCTCTTGAGAATACGCCGGAGCCCTTCACCAGGAACTGCATGTCTCTGTCTTTTCCGGAGGCCAGCAGGCTATTTCCCTGCATGAAGAATCCGCCTGCAGTCTGCATTCCGACTCCGCTGCTTGTAAGCAAAAAGTTGGTGCTTGCATCAGGGTTGTCGACATTTGTTACAAACAGCACTTGCTCAGACAGAGATATGCTTCGAGATCCCTTGGTGACTATGTCTGCCTTTCCAGAGTCTACATACACTCTACAGTTGTTAGTTTGATTGCCTATATAGACCTCTGAGGCTACGCTACAAACGCTGGATTTAGGCGCCTTAAACCAAATACCTTTATAGGTATTGCTGTTGTTATTGGGATCCTTGAAGGTCTCGTCGTCCTCCTGGAAGACGTTTGTGGCCTCCGCCTTGGACTCAAGTAGAATGCCTCCTGCTCCGTCGTTACCTGCCAGAACTGACACGTTGCGATCGGCGTGAAGCCGTATGTCGCCAATATTGGCACTTAGCTCAACGTCCGTTCCAGCTATATGAGACACGGTGTCTCCAGCCATCGACACCACGTTTCTACCTGCTCGCAAGGTGATGTCTCCTGGGCAGGATATATCTATGGATCCCGCACGCATACTTATTGTGGAGCCGTAGCCGTCCTGAAGATGAATAGACCCATCTTCGTGCATCATTATCATTGCGCGGGATGCAAAGTACTTAGCCTCTTCACGAGCATTGATCTGCAGCTTGCCCAGCTGAGGAAGCTTTGCAAACATTCGTTCGGAGCTAACGCCATTAGAGGCAGACACAAATCCTGAGCCATCTATCGTGGTCCTGAAGTTCGCTAAGTCTATTTCGTCTATATCCTTAAACGTCCAGTCATTGGTGCGCTCTTTAAAATTAAGAGTCGCCCTATGATTCTTGAATGCCGCAAGGTCGGAGCTGGCGGCTGTATACAACAAAGATGCGTGCGGCAGCTCTTCTTCAATGCCGGTAATAACTGCGTCTGCTGCATTGACCTCATTTTCAGATCTTGCCTGCTCAGCCGTCTCGGCGTCGTCTCCACGACTGTCGTCGGGGCGATATTGCTCTCTGGGAACAGGAATGAGGCAGTCTTTTATAAACGCAATAGACTTGGCAGAAACTACCGTGTAGGCTCCGGAGGTATCCACGTGCTCTCTGAATACTCCGTTTTCATCCTGTTCATCGGAGGCAGTAGCGAGCCGTACTGATTCAAGCTTTGGCACCGTTACAAAGCTAAGTTTGAGATTTCCTAAGTAACCCTCGAATTCAGAGTAGCGCCACCAGCCTATCTGATCGACCTCCTGAGGCTTGTACGTGCCTGTAATCGCTTCCTTGCCTGGATAGGAGGATCTGTCTGTAGCGTCGGCTTTAGGTGCTTCTCCGTATTGTTCGGTTCCACCCAAAGACTCTATGACATAGGGATTAAGTCTGCGGACCTCGGTATAGTCTCCTACATCGGCAAATTTAAGAACTTCGGAACCAGCCGTATTCTGCTCATAATTAAATGCACTGACTCTTACCAAGGAGTCCAGGTAGTGGCACTCCACAGAGCAGTCCAGTCCGGATACAAGGGATGCGTGCAGTGCACCTACAAAAAGTCCGCAACCAAAGGAATTAAGTACTGTCGTATCTCCAGGATACGCATCAATAGGTTTACCTGCATTAAAGTTATGGAAGACGCAGTTAAGAGGCCCAGTGTCTGATATGTCGTCTCTGAAGCTGCCTACAGGCGAATTCGCAATGAGCTCCGGACTACCTAGGGAATTGCTCTCTCCTAAGTATGAAGATATACCTCCCAGAATTACAGCCTGGTTTACTCCAAGCGCTGGAGTAGTCATCGCTAAGACTCTACTGCCTACGCCGTATAGAGAGCTGGTTCTAGTCGCAAAGCTATGAGTGCTGCCGGTGGGATCCAGGGCCACACCGACCATGTCTGGCATGCCAGCCACTCTAAGCCGGTAGCACTGCAACTGCTGGTTGACTTCCAATACAGTTGCTACGAACGTATAGTCGTTTAATAGCGACTTACTGACCAATTCGGAAACGCGCATAGGCTGGTCGTACTTAACCGAAGTTAAGGGTGAGCCTGCTGCCGCAGAAACTTTAGTGGAATTAGTAGTGAGTGGGGTGCTCATAAAAGTAACTAGGCTCCGTTTCCGGAGCCTAGTATAGCGCTTATCTTTGGATTTACAAACTCTAGGTTAGGCCAGTTCCATAGTCGAGAAGATCATCTGGACGTTCTCTCCGATGATTGCTGTATCGACGTTCATGGTAAGTCCAAACTGTGCAATAACAGGCTCTCTGATGGTAATTGTATTGGTGTCTACATCAGTCTTGTCACAGCCTGCTACGCCTGAAAGCTCAAGATTCTTACCCTTAACATTGCACACATTGCCAAAGGTAGTGTAGAAGCTCTTTACGATTCCCTTCGAGCCTACGATCTTACCCAGTGCGAGAGTACCTGAGGCACGGCCGGCGATGTAATAAACATCGTCTGCCTTAGCAAGGTCGTAAACAAAGCTCACCTGCTGCTGATATGAGAGCTGGAGATTTTGAATTAAAAGTCCAGAGCTCTTACCATCAGCACCCAAAGAGGGAAAGGTTAAAGTAGCTTTATCGACGCTGAAGCCGCCTACTACGTTTCTAGGTGTTTTGCCGAAAATTTCTGTAGCCATCTATGGTTCCTTTTAGATTACGAGGGTGATGTCAATGATGTTCATTGGCAGCGGTACGCTGATTTGAATCTTGACGAGAAGCGTATCCTGTGCGGTTGCTGGAACCGTGATAGAGACGATCTCGTAAGTCTTCAGCTGAGGACCTACTGTAATTGCACCATTGGTGGCGGCAAGAGTTCCGAGGGTCTGACGAATTGTGGCCTCGACGAGAGCCGTAGTCTCTTCCGTGATGTTTACACGGCCGACTAGGTTGCGAAGAGCGTCACCAAGCGTAAACGACACGGAGTCTACGTTGCAGGTTACCGACTGTTCCTTGCGATAAAGATCCAAGGTAGAAGTGCTGAGCTGACGCTCAGAGTAGATCTTGCCTTCGTTGGTATTACGAACTACCCAGATGCCTCCGTCGCGAAGAGTGTCCAGATCTGCCTCGCTGAAGAGCGGAGACGTGATGTTCAGGCCGTCGAAGCCAAGCAACTCTACGTTCGAGAGTGGCTGTTGTGGACGAGAGCCGGAACGAAGACCTGCGAATGCGCAGGCAACGTACCAGTTCTTTACCGAGGATCCGTCTACACGAAGTCCGTTAACTCCACGATCTGGGACAACTGCGAATACGCGCTCTGAGCTGAAGCCGCCCGCAACAGCTACATACTTGGATGCAGCAGCTGCCGAAGTTAGATCGCGGAAGATCTCGATCTTAAAGTTGGAAATAGCTGGGTCTGTTGCAGAGCTGATTACGAGAGTGTCGTTATCAACTACTGCAAGCACCTTGTACTCAACGTAAGTCGTTCTACCGTAGGCATCAGTGTTAAACTTGGTGCGGACATAGTCACCGACCTGGACAGTTTCCGTAAACTTTGGAGCAACTGCGCCGCCCGACTCATTAACGGCATTTACGTACCACTTGCCTGCAGCGAATACAGCACTGGTGCCGAAGATATTGACGCCGTTTGCGTCCTTATCCTGGATCTTGTTGTGGAGTTCGATCTCCGGAGCAATCCACATGACGCGGAAGCGGCCGGTTGCAGGAGCAGACTCGTCTGTAACGTGGCCGACGAAGGCGTTCCAAATTTCGGACGAAGTGGTAAGTGGAACAAGGCCGTAGCAGTTGCGATTACCCTTGGCGAGAGACAAAGCGTCTGCAAAGCCACGAGTACCATTCAACGTCTGCGAGACGGTGGGGATGAAGTGCACTGTTGCGCCGTTGGCATTGGACCACGCCTTGTAGACACCATATGCCAGAGGATTGTCTGGGTGGATGGTACCGAGCTGAGTAGTGATGTCGGCCAGGGTATTGACCGAACCGACTTCGCGGGCAATGGCCTGGAATGCACGATACTGAAGGTAGAACTTACCTGCAGTGACATATGCATCGGTTTGACCGCTGTTTACGGCGGAGTCGCGAGTGATGAGAATGTTCTCTACCAGCAAGTTACGTGCATCAGAATCGGTTGGATTCTGCAAAGTCCAGTTTGGATTGACTCCGTTTGGTTGGTACTTACCGAGCTCAACAGTCTTCTTCTTGGAGAGTCTGAGGTGGGCTGGGGTAACTGACGAAGTAACCGCATCAGCAAAAACCAACTTATCTAGCACTGGGACGGATGCGCCAGTCACGGGAATCGTGAAGACGTCGCCACGAACAAAGCCCTTCTGTTGATTGGCTAGAGTGCCTCCTGCGCCACCAGCAACTAAGGTTATTTTAAGACCGTAGCTGCCAATAGTGATATCTGCAGTCTGGCCGTTAAGGACAGTAAATGTGCTGGTTACGTCAGCGCCATTGTTTGTAGAGACCTGGAACTGAGGGGCATTTGTGGTGTTTTCGTTTGCAAAGCTACCACCCTTGATGCAGCTAAGGATGTAGGTGGTGTTTGGAGTGCTAGCAGAGAAGCCGCCGGCGACAGTGCCAACAGTTGCAAAAGTACCGCCTGCGCCTAGAGTCAACTTAGTGTGAGCAACAGTGATGCTGAAAGATACGGTTGCACCAACAAAAGCTGTGTTATTAGAGAAGGCGAGTGCAACTGTAGCCCCACTTGGCAGAGCAGTAGTCACACCGGTTGTTTTGCCTGTTCCCGTAGCGCTATCTAGTCCAGTGTCGGAAACTACTACGTAATCTACGGTCGTTGAAGTAACGGCCGTTACTGTGAGAGTATAGTTCGTTACAGTTCTACCAATAGATCTTGGATCTGCTGCATAAACAGTAGCTCCAGTGCCAGTTAGATAGGCTGCTCTACTTAGGGTAAAGTTAAATCCAGATACTCCTCCAATGCCGCTTTGGCTAGCGCCAGTTGCCGCACTAGATAACCCTTGGCTAGCCTCAGCGGCTATGTTATCCTTCTGAGTGCCTCCAGGCGTGCCAGACGAAGCACCAACTACAGTACCATCGAAACCGGTTACGACCGAAGTGTGGGCCAGACCTGAAGAGCTATAGATCTGGACAATATCGCCAACGGCGACATCCTGCACCAAGTTTACGTTACGAACTGTGCTAGAGCCCTTCCAACCCTGAGTTGAAACGCTGGAAGAGATGCTATTGGTACCTGCTGAAAGCGCAGTAGCAGCAAAGTTATTAGATTGAGCTAACTGAGCGTAAGTAAGGTAAGCGTCTTCTACGAAAACCTTAGCATAATCGGCATCGAGCAATGAGGCATAGGCAATGCTGGGAATGGCGTAAGTGGTATCTGCAGTGAAGATACTTCTATCCGTACCGACATGGCTTGCGTCACTGCGCGTTGCTACAGTGGCGATAAAGCCAGAGGACTTCTCTGCGGCAACACCATAGCGAACTAGCTGGCAGCTAGGACCTACGATGCAGGCTCTGAGCTGCTGGGCCACGACATCAGGGGTAGCTTCAAATTCACGTCTAACGATTACGGCTGGTTTTGGGCTGGCCATAGTTCGGTCATGCTCCTAGTTGATAGTTGATCTCTGTGTTCTTCATTATAGCATTAACTGAGATTTGTCTCAGCAAACGAGACGCCTGGGGAGTTAAAGTCCAGGAGTAAACAAATTCGTACTGCACCGGAATCTGAATTACGATATTTTCCAGATTTTGTTCCATATCTCCGGGCTCATTGATTGCCGGGACTTCCCATCGAGAAAAGCCCATCCATTCTCTTAATAGTGGGCCAAAATGGCTTAAATAGCCATGTACCTCTCTAGCAATCAGTTCGGCTTGAGCTACTGTTTTGGCTAACACCAATACAGTATGAGTACCAGTGATTCGCTTGTAATAGTCCGATCCAGTGCCTCCTAAGGCTCTGTCTCCGATACTAAGTTTATTCTCCTGCCACACTCCTGGCTTTATCAAAATGGCAGGACGGACGCCCATTTGAGATACGTTAACTGAAAAATAGTTTTCAATTATTACTTGAAAAGGTGCCTTAAGCGCCTCTTCAGTAGCCTCGGGAGCCCAGTAAAATTCTTTTAATTGTGGGTGCAATATATTGTCAGAGCTACTAAATAGCTGGCGCAGACAATCCTGCAGCACTCCGCTTACAGCAAGCCGGGAAGGAAACTGGCAACCTATATGAGCCTCTGGATTTAGCTCTGCAGGTTTGTCAATCTCAGTTGTATTAGGCTCGGCCATTCAGATAATTATAGTAAAAAACCTTTAGCGATGCAATCTACATTTTGCAGACCACGAAGTATTCGCTTTTATCTAGCTGATTTTCTTCAAGTATTTCAAAATTCGAGATGCCAATACTGAGCAGCAAGTTTCTAATTTCAACCTTGCTGAAATAGACAAATCGATCCTGCTGAAATACTCTTAGTTCGTCTTTTAATGTTTCTTTAAATACGGTAAAGATCAGTGTGGAGCTACATACCTTTTTAGCTGATTGCAGCAGCTGCTTCAAGATAAGTTTGTTTTTTAGCTCATCTCTGTCTATGTTGTAGGTAACCGTACCAAATAGGCAGACCAAATCGTATTTGCCGGAGACGGGAATAGCAGAATAGGTCGGACACTTGCAGTGCGCTAGAGCTTCTGGTCTGATATCTACGGCCTCGTAGTGAACCTTTATGTCCTTTAGTCTTAGCCAATCCTGTAAAAAACAAGGCCCAGAGCCTACATCAAGCACTGAGCTAAAAGAAAACCTATCCAAGATTGAGAATCTTTTTTCTGCTGCCGCTTTGCCGTAGCCGTTACTGAGTCCGTCTCTATATATGTCGTTTATAGAAAAGCTCATGTTAGCCCAGGATTTCCTGCTTTCGATTCTCCGTCAGCAGATTGATGGATACCAGATAGTCCAATCCAGCTAGAGTAACCTCATTGTCCGTCGAAATCTCTTGTGCAGCTCCGGCGAGTTGTTGGAAGTCGGCAACCTGAGGATCAGTAAGAGCCGCAGCTCTAAATGCAGCTCTCTCGTCTGCCGTAAATCGCAGCAAGAATTGATACGCCGTGTATGTTTTTGGAGTATGGGTTGGATTTCCGAAGAATCTTGGATTTTGATTCTCGTCGTAATTCTGGCCTATAAGGCAAGATTCGTTTTCTGATAGCGCTACTAAATATAGTCCGTCTCCTGGATTCCAGGAAAAATCGGCAATCGCTACGTTGATAACGGTATCTGTATTGGAATCAATTATTGCGCAACGCATAGATGCCTCTTAGTAAGCGATAATCAACACGTATCCATTTCCGCCTCTACCGCCAGAGCCAGTGGTTATATCGTTCAATGCCCCGCCTCCGCCTCCGCCTCCGCTACCGCGATAGCCAGCACCACCACTGTTTGCGGAAGTGGAACCGCCTCCGCCTCCACCAGGACCTCCAAATCCAGGACCAAGCACTCCACCAAACGGAGATCCTATAATCGCTGCTGCGCTGAGTGGAGGCGTTGCTGTGTTTATTGAGCCGCCATTAAGTACGTTAGTGTTTCGAGCTACATTGGGCCAAGTAACCGTAGAAGTGTTTACTGTGGGTTGGGTAATACCCCCACCAGAACCCGCTGCGCCCGCACCACCTGTACCTACTCCTCCGCCGCCTGCACCACCATTAGAATACGGATTAAGTACGGTAACACCAGTTCCGCCGAAGTTAGTACCACCGTTACCGCCAGCGCCAGCCGAAAATGTCGTTCCGTAAACCATTCTAACTGCTGCGCCACCTGATATACCGCTAGTATTTGATCCACCCTGTCCTAGTCCACCGCCAACTGCCGTGATAAGAGTGCCTGGTAGGCCTGGAACGGTAATGGTAGTGCTTGCGCCGCCGCCCCCGTTACTTCCCGAGGCATTATTTGTTATAGCGCCAGATCCGGCGGTTCCACCCGCTCCAATGGTTATTAGAAGAGTAGAACCTACGCTCAATCCTAGCTCTCGAACATCAAAGGTAGTTAATACAGCACAGCCTCCAGCGCCACCACCTCCACCGAAAGAGTTAGTACCAGATGCTCTTCGGCCTCCGCCTCCACCGCCGCCTCCACCGCCCACTGCAAGGATGGTCAGCTGCGTAGCGCCCGCAGGAATAGTGTAGCTGCCGCTAACATCAAACTCCTTTAATTCGATAGGGCTAGACCTAACACCTAGTGGAAATCCAAAAATACCAGTATTCATAGTAAACCAGACTCGACGATTACATTGAACGTTTCGGTATTGTTAGTCGAGGCTCTAAGCAAAGCAGTATTTCCACCAGGTAGAATGAATCCCGCCAATTCGTTTACTTCCATTCTAAACGCAGCAACAGAGGTGCTGGGAGTAATTGAAGGCACCAGCTTCTCGCAGATAAGTCTATTGGTGGTTCCGTTGTCTAGGGACAAATAGAATCTAATTACTCCGTTAGTAGTAGTTCCGGTTGCTTGAACTATCACTCTGGATATGCGTTCGCCTACTCCGGCAGCGGCAGAAGTAGCAGGCCCTGCTGCCACAGTGACTATAGTTCCAGTGCCGTCTCTATTGGTGTTTGCAGTAGTAAGCTGACTGTATTCCAGGTTTGGTTGTACCGTAAACTGTGCTGTTGTAGCCATATATATACCTCAGACTATTCCTCGTGAGTATAGAGAAAGTATCTCGGCGGAGCTTAAGTCTCCTCCGCTGGGAGTGTTCCAAGTAAGAGTTCCAGAGCCGTTTGTCGTAAGTACTTGTCCGTTAGAGCCTCGAGTAGTAGGGAAGGTATAGGAGTTGGCTCCTGCAGCGTAGAATGTAATTGTGTTGCCGGTGTCGTTGACTTCAAGTACATTGCCGTTGCCTCCTCCTTCCCAGTCTCCTATTCTGGTTATGTTTACTCCTCCAAATCCCATACTGCCGGACTGGTCGGAATTATTAAAGCCAAAATCAGTTGTATTGACTGAAAAGTAAAGACTATTTTCTACCTTGCTGTTAGTGTAGGTGCCGCCTAGACCGGCGCCTCCAAACAAATTAATGGTACTTCCGGTTGCGCTGCTGCCAATAGTAAAAGTTTGAGCAGCAATAGCACTGGCGGCAAAGTTTACGGTAGTAGCAGAGTCCGCTATGTTGAATGTGGAAGACGACGTGGTGATGTCGCCACCATTGACGGCCAGATCTCCTGCCACTGTCAGCGTATCAGTAGTCTTGTTGTAGGTGAGTCCGGCATCTCCACCAAATGCACTGCTGTCGTTAAATTGAACTTGAGTATCCGAACCGCCAGGAGATCCGCCGCCACCTGATACGGTGGACCATTTCAACGTGGCATCGTTGCCCGTCACTACATCTATGGCAAGAACTTGATTTGCCGAACCTACAGCCGTAGGCAAGGTGTATACGTTGTTATTTGCTACTGTAGTTGCCGCCGTAAGGGCTACGTAATTAGACGAATCGGAATCAGCAAATCTGAATTCTTTTTTGTCTCTAAGTGTCATGTGCCCAGAGAAGCTCTTTGCGCCGCTGATGGTCTGCGTGGTCGAGATGGTGACCAGATTGCTGGTCAGATCACTCATTGCAGACAATGACTTTACGGTACCAGAGCTGTTCTTAAAAAAGATTTTCTCGTCGACAGTGTTGATTGCCAACTCACCAGCCGCCAGCTGTCCACCCGTGGGAACAGCTGTAGAAGTTGCGCTTCTTTTAATGAGTACCGTATGGGCCATGGGAACCTGCTTTTAAAAATCGTCTTTAGTCGACTCTACTACAGCTGGCCTCTTAGAGACTGTTTTACTAGAAGCTTTTAAAGAAGCCTCCAGTTCAAAGATTCTGGATTTGGCGAGTGCCAACTGTCCGTCTAGATCTGCAATGCGAGCATTTGCTTGAGTCAACGCATTGCGCATAACGCTCTCGTCAGAAACCAACTTAGAGCTAGTACTGTCTAAATTGGACTTTATCTTGGCGAGTTCCTCTGTCAGATGTCGATTTTTTGTAAGCTCGACATGGAGGTTAGTCTCCAAAATCATGTTGGAGTTGAACAACTCCTGGCACTTTCTTTGAAGTACGGGGACGGCGACGATCTCTAAGTAATTTGGCTCTTGCATGAGGCCATCTTAGTATCAGTACCCACCGCCGTCAACTGTGTTTGTCCATGTTGGAACTCCAGAAGCATTTACTGATAGAATCTGGCCTACAGAGTTTGTCCCATCCCAGGTTCCTGCGGCAGTAACGTTCAGTGCAGAAGAGCCGTTGCCATAGATGACACCGTTGGACGTAAAGCTGGTGACTCCAGTACCGCCGTTACCTACAGCAACAGTGCCTGTTACGTTTGCTGCGTTTCCGGTAATATTGCTGTCCGTGAATGCTAATGTCTTTGTGGCAGATCCATTATAGAACTTTAAAGTACCTGCGTTGTTCCAAAGATCTCCGGAAACTGGCGCGGAGGGATCTGCAGCTGCGCCCGCTAATAGGATATTGGCGGTTGAGGACGAGGTGGTAACAGTGGTTACCTTGCCGGTCATTGTTCCGCCGGCCTTGGGTAGAGCGGCGTTTGCTAAATCATATGCAGACTTAACTGATGCTGGAGTGGCTGCAGTCGTTGTAGACGTCGAGCTGATGCTATCGGTCAGCTGCAGAATACCGGTCTGAGAGGTGCTGCCTGTGCGAACGTCCGCATAGTCGCCAGCAGTAACTCGGCCGTAAGAATCAACAGTAATAGATTTTGCAAAATTAATGCCTGCGCTGCCTATACTTCCAGTATAGCCAACTATTGCTAAGTCTATGCTGTCTGCGTTAACTACGATTCTGCCTGAATTGGCGGTGACTACGTTTAACGTGTTTCCTGATTTTGTGAGGCCGTCGCCTGCGGTAATCTGCCCGGCACCAGAAAACTGAGCCCAGTTAAGAGATGTACCAGAGCCTCCACCGATCACAATAGGAGCATTAGTGGTAAGAACCCAACCGGAATCCGCGTTTACTGTGCCTTCTTCTACAAAAGTAAATGCTCCTGGAGTGACTTCAACGTCAGAATCAAAGTCGGTAGCTCGATCCCAAACACCGTTAGATCCGGTACCTGCAGTAGTCACTACCCAAATACCATTCTGGGCTCCAGTGCTTTGGTCTTTGAGCAAAATTCTATCGCCGGCAACGAGAGTAACTCCATCGATAGAGTTAGTCGCTCCTGTGATCTGGCCTCTCGCTGAGGTGCCGCCTGTTGCAGAGTAGGTAACAGAGATATTGGCCGTAGACGCGACATGGACTGAGTCTTTTACGTCCAAGCCTGTCTTAACTGCATCTACATACTGCTTAGTAGCTGCATGCAGCGCTGAGCTGGGATCTGCAGCAAGAGTAATTGCTCCAGTCATCGTGCCGCCTGATTTTGGCAAAGCGGCATTAGCCAGATCATAAGCAGACTTTACGGAATTAGGAGTGGCTGCCGTAGTAGTCGAGGTGGAGCTAGTCGAGTCCGTAAGCTGCAGAATACCTGCAGAGCTAGTGCTTCCAGCAGCAACTGCAAACAACGCGTTGTCTCCGTGAGTAGCGTCGTTATTTGTTACAGTTACGGATAAAGGACTGGTGGCTCGTAGTTTAAACGTATCTCCGCCAGAGGCAGCAGCGGTGTTAGTGCCGTCTGTAATATTGGAGAACGCGTTTGCAGAAACGCTAGACCAACTAAGAGTGCCGCTGCCGTTGGTAGTAAGTACGTTGCCGTTAGAACCACCGGTAATAGACAAAGTGGTGGTACTGAACGTCTTTACTCCGGTCGGCGTTTGGTTAGTATCAAGTGTAAGAAACGCTCCAGAACCTCCGATCTTAATGACAGAGCTGGAGGCCGAGCTGTTTCCGCCCTTGCCGTAGTACAGAATGTCGTTGTTCTCGTTGAACGCCAATTCTGCATTTACAGTCTGCGATGTAGTTGGTGCAGTAGAGTCAGACGATCTGCGCTTAATACGAATTGTGTTTGCCATGACTTACCTTTCTATGTGAGCCTGGATTATAGTAAATTAAACTATAGATGCCAGCTTATACTATCTCAAACCAGGACATGTCTGCCAATATATTAGTATTACTACCAGTGCCTGCAGCTACAACAAGAGTAAAGGTATCGCTAACTCCAGCTAAAGTACGCCCCAACTGAAAATTAAAGCTATTTGCGGAGTTTATGTTTACAGTCTCTTTGTTGTTTATATAGCCTCCAATTATGTCCGTGCCGGTAGCACCAGTAGTGCCAGCAGTATGAACGCAATACGAAACATTGTTGTTGTAATGCGTAGTAAAAACGGGGGCAGTCCCGGTAAATGAGGGATTTAGAAGAACTCTGTAGCTAATCCAGGTACTTGAAGTTGCAGTTATGCTTATATCGGAAGGGATTATGACGCTGTCCAAACGTCCTGGAGCAAGACGTATTGACAAAACAGGTCTGTAGTTTCCATGAGCTCCTAGATCTAGAGGCGTTGTGCCGTTAGAAATATTGTATCGTCTACTAAATCCCTCGTATCCACCATCGGATATCACGCTAGAGCAGATCTGCTTTGCTGTAGAGTTGGCTAACGTAGTATTTACGTTTTCAATCTCTTGTCGCAACGGCAGTACCGCAGTGGTCATATAGGTGGTTGGTTTTAGATTCTCGTTATGAAATATATGGGCTACTATGGGACGACCGTCGACTATAAAGCCCACTCGTACGTCGCCTACTCCGAGCCACTCAATATCCATCCACAGAATGTTGCCTTTGGTTAGGTCTATCGTTCTACCTGAGGGACCGGTTCCATTGAACTTATCTCCATTCCAGGACGATTGAGCTACTTTTGTTTCCTGTATAGCGCCAGAAACAAAACTTCTAAGAACTAAGTAGATCGTGTTGTCTAGTTGCTCAAGAAATATTCCATTCTCGGCACCAAAGTATCCAACGCGTTGTCGTAGATTTGGTTGGGCTGCGGCAAAGACAAACGTGGTGAATATAAGTAATGACTTTCCCGGCTGATACGGGAATACTCTCTTTGTCTCTCTAATAACTCTGGCTTTAGATAATGTATTTACAGACAGATCTATTGCACTTTCGTTCGGCAGATATGTAACGGATCCCCCGGCGGTCGTAGAGGTAGACCATTTGTCGTTCTCCTGGTATCTATGCTGCGAATCAAAAATGGTAAATGGATTTGATACTCTAAGCCGGTTAAACGCATCTACGGCGTTTGGTACAAATCCAACCTCATTGTTAAAAAGATAGCTCATATGATTCTCCAGCCAGAACGATAGATAAATTGCAATGCGCCGTTATTTAGATTTAAAATTACAGAAGCCTGATTGTCTATCAGTCCAGTAGCGGCAGTTATAGTGATTGCTCTATTGACGTATCCAGCTTGACCAGACTCATCTTTGACTGTGAGCATCTGACCAGTTGCAGGATTGCTTGGCAACGTAATGGCAACGGTGCCGGCGTAGTTGACTCCGATATACGCATCCGTGATCAATGCCGAATAGCTGGACGAAGTCACAACAACAGTATTCGACAAACCTACTGAACCGGCTGGACCCGTAGGACCGGCTGGACCCGTAGGACCGGCTGGACCCGTGGCCCCAGGGGCCCCAGGAGCCCCTGGAGAACCGGGAGGCCCTGGAGGACCCGGAATACCCGGAGCACTTGGAGTGGCAGGGCTTGTGTAGTTAGGTACTGCCCACTCAGGAGTTGGCAGTGGCGCTTTGACAGTGCTTGTTGCAAATGCCGTAGAGGGAGGAGTAAATCCTTCTTTGTTCAGAGACACCAGCAAAGGCACTATGTCTACCAGTGGCATTTCCTTGATCTGCATCTTGGCGGCAACTGGATGCAGGCCCAATCGCCCTATGATCGAGTAGTCTTTGATCTCGTATAGACGGCTAGTCTCAGCCTCCATCCACAGGTCTCTACTTGCTGCAACTGGAAATACCAGGCATCGGGCTTCAATGGCTCTGATCTCCTGAGGACCGGCAACGCTAGGCTGATCTCTTTGGTCCTCAGTACTCATAGCCAGTACTGGAAACTCTACTCCTGGAAAGTAGCCATCCTTGAATCCCGTGCCTGCGCAGTCACGGCACATGCTGTGGACCAAGATGCCGGTATTCTTGTCGGTGCAGCTGCAGGCGGGACCATAGTATCTACGTTTAAATAGAAAACCCTTGGCAGCTCCTCTGTCGTTTCTCAGAGCCAGGTTTTCCTTACGGAGCAGCTCTCGTACCAGCCCCAGGTTTTTATCGTTTACGTTTCCCTGCAGTCCCCGCGCAGGAGAGTAGTATTCTCCAGCTGGAGTAGTCAGCTTTACTCTGTAAAAAGCCGCAGAGGGCATACCGGCATCTCTGAACTTTACGTCCATGAGATAGTCCACCTTCTGGCCGGAGCTTATGACGTAGTATTCCCCCGTATCGAAGCCAGTGGATATAGGGCTGAACTGAAGTTCAAATGTGTGCGGATATGGATCGTCGAACCGGGAGTCTAATACCCACGATACTGCAGTACGACCTAGTCCATCATAGAGAATGCGCAGGTCCTTGAAAGGCTCTCCCATAAATCACCTCAGACCTGGTCGTATGGGCCAGGCAGCCAGGCAAAACCGCCCATGATGTTGATCTCGAATTTCTTCTCCTGGCAGAACATCTGGAACTTTGCTAATTCCTGTTCGGCCATCTGAAGGTAGGTAGCTCCCTTGTTCTTGTCGTCTACGCTAAGACCTCCAGAGCTGTAGGGCAACTGGTTTCGGAAGTAGTGGTACGACGCGATCTTCATCAACTCTCCGATAGTGGCGTTGATGTGCGCCCGGCGCCAGGGAAAGTTGTGTATATCGTACTGTCCTACGTCGGGAGACATGGAATTCCAGGCGTCGATAGGCCGAGTGATGCAGAAGGCGATCTCGTTGTCGCTGAACTCTACGTCATTTAACAGAGTATTGGACTCCGGATAATCCCGTAGCGCCATGCGGATCTCCGCTACCGTCACTGGTCGGTTTATCGAACTGATCTTGGGTGTGATCTCAAGATACCTGGGAGTCTGGTATATGAGCTTGCCGTCCAGGTTGTAGACCTGAATTGATGCAAGGTGCAAGCCTGGATCAGACAGAATGTTCGGCGGAATGTATATCTCAATCTCGCCGTAATCCGAACGAATTACGGTGACGTCTATCTCAGTGTAGTTCTCGTTGAATAGAGATTCCCGCACTACATAGCGCAACTTCATATCCACTATGTTCAACGGATTGTTGTCAGGAGTGAATATCTGCGTGCGAAAGAAGGCGGCTCCGTCCTGAGCAACCTGGTCCACCGGCAAGTAATTAGACTTTGATCTATAGGGGCTTGCCGGGATCTTGTGTCGGTTGGCTCCAACGACTACCGCCACTGGGCCCAAGACGATATTGCTTTGAGTGCTAGGGTAGGGCATGGGTTATACCGTCGTTATAGTTCCAAGAACGTTGCAGGAAGCGGCAATGGTATTTACGGTGCTGGAATAGAAATAGCCGTCCCAATACTCCTCTGGCTCCGGAGTATAAGCATACGCAAAAGCTCTGGCTGTGACTGGATTGGTCTGGAGTCTCGTGATGTCTCCGGTCTCCTCACCTCCTACGGTCACTGAGGCAAAGCCATAAAGCTCTCCTCTGAAGGTGGTCGTAGCGCCAGAAGTTCTGACGGACTCATAGCTATCTAGAGTCGCTGAGGAGATCAGCACAGATACCTGAGTTGCCGTAATTACAAATCTATTTGGAGTGACGCTTTTGGTAACTGTCTCAATAACGGCATTTGGATTCGGACTACCCAACGCGCCGATCAATCTAGCATCGTAAAGTTTAAACACAACGTCTTGAATGTCTGGTATGGCTATATTGTGAAAAAACCGCTCCGTAGGAAAAGACATGTAGAAGTCTTCGCCTACGGGAATAGCGGTAAATACAGTATTGCTTGCGTTTCCAGCTGACATAGATGCAGTAATTATAGCACGCCAGCCGGTAGAAAACTAACGTTGATTATTCGGCAGGTTCTGCAGTTACTACCACTAGTGTTGCAAAGTTGCCGCCAACGTTAGAGTCCTGAATAGCCAGAGTCTTTATTGGCTGAGTGCCGTTGGCAGAACTTCCATAGGTAAACGTATATGAGTTGGTTAAGTTTGTGGTGATCGAGTTTGCAACAGGCAACGGTCTGGCAGATTTTGAGAAATCGTTCACAGTAAAGTTTAGATACTTTGCCGGATCTTTAAATCTGTTTAAAATCTCCGCTCTGTTATTTCGACAATAGGTAAGGTTGCAGGCGTTATACAGCTTGCCAGTAAAGACTATATTTCCGGCAACGTCTCGGCCTCTCACGTCTACGACCATATTGTTTTTTGCCAATCCTCTTACGTCTGTTTCAGAATATACAAAGTATATTTCGTTGGCAACATAGGCTAGTGGTACGGAGACTCCATTACTCACAGGATTATCGTAGGTTCCAAGCCCAGTATAAGCAGGAAGATAAGGCGTTGGCTTGCCGCCGTATGCGTCTGGACCATAGTTGTCGATCAGTGCGCAGAACTCAAGACGCCAAGTGTTTTGATTACTTAAACGACAAGCTACAATTATTGGATGCGGATTACTGTTAGTGTCGTAGGTAATGATTCTATTATTACTGGCAAGGTTGGAGTAACTGGAACCTGATGCGATCAGCTCAATGGTATCTGTAGGCTTTACTACATACTCTGCGGCTGTTGATGCTCTACTGCCAACGCCGACAACTTCCCTAAGGGCTGCCGAATAGTTAAGTCTGACTTCTCCAGCCGCAGTACAGCCCACTCTAGCGGTAAGTAATCCGGAAGTCTCGTAGATATAGGTACTGCCCGGTCCCTGAATCCAAGTAGGGAATACTGTACTAGAGGACGGATCAAGAAAAGATCCAATCTTTTGCTCTAAATTAGAGTTCCATAGCCAGCCATTTGGATATACCGGGTTACCCATTAAAAAAGTGTAATACGGAATAGCTCCAGAGAGTGCTTCCTGCTCTGGATCATTAAGTATGGCGTTTGGGGCTATGAGTACAGGTCTAGTAGCAGATGTAGGATTGCTGGATACGTTGAAAGCCTGTACTGAAACCTTGTAAGAAGACACCTCCCAGTTGGGAGTATCAAAGAACAGATTTACACGCCTACCCATGGTCCAACCTGTATCGTAGGTTGGCAAATCTGTATTTGTATTAAATCCAGGTGCAGGCCAAGGAGCGTTGGTACCATCCATTGTGCTAGGAAAGCTTAATGGAAAAGGCTGAAATCTATGATCAGCCGCGTTTCCTAGGATAAGGTATCGGGTATACGTGCTTCGCTGGAAGCTCATTGTGCCTCCAAGACTAGCTAATTGGATTTATCGTGATCGCAATCTGCGGATAGGAGGTAGCAGTGCCGGAGTTTATAAGGGCTAAGCATCTATAAGGCTCGGATCCAGCTACGTAATCTCTGTCGATTGTGATTCGCTGCGAGTTAAAAGCAGTAGTAGTTACTGTAGGCAGAGGACGGAAATTGGCATTAGCCCAGGCTCTTGATACTTGTAGGAATCTAGTGGGGTCAAATAGCTTAGCTACTACTCCTGACTTATTGTTACTGGAGTAGGTTAGATTGACGCAGCTTACTAGGTTGCCGGTAAATACTGGAGTGCCGCCGCTATCCTTACCTACAACTGTAACTGCCAATCCGTCAACCGCCAGTTTTCTGAAGTCTGAGGCGCCGTACTTTAGGACGTACTCGTAAGAGGTCTCTGTAGCAGTAAGGGCGCCGGTTGCCGTAGAGGTAGGGAATCCCGTTGCATCAGATCCGACAATTACTACTCTACCAGTACCGTCTAGATCCAACGAAGCGTTAAATTCGACGTAGTAGCTGTCAGAATTGTTTTTAACTCTTGTTGCCAGTACGGTTAAATTTGAACCTGTAGTAAGGTTATCTGCAATGTGCCCATTAGTGGCAACATCTAGAATATCTGAGGGCTGAACCCAGGCAGAATTTGCCGCCGAGGCTCGGGCTCCAACAGGAACTACGTTTGTTAAAATACCGCAGTAAGTTACGTTTATAGCGGTATTTAGAGTGTTCGCAAAGGCAACATTTCCACGTATGAAGTGGTTAGTTACATTTGCCACCGTGTCTACGATCATAACGTTAGGGGCAGCTAGAAGCGGAGTTCCAGCAGCGGTATGAGCGTACTCTAGATTGATGCTAAAGGTGCTTGAGGGCCAGGCCGGAGTCTCAAAGAAAATATTAACAGCCCTACCTGAAACCCATAAAGAGCTGTTAATAACTGGAGCGCTAGTACTAAATGCCTGCGGAGCAACTGTAAGCTCGTTGGCAGTAGGGCTGGCAGGAGTGCCTCGATCCTGAAGTTTCAGATATCGAGTTACAGGAGCCTGATGGAAGTTCACTTGAACGCTCCTTTCGAGTAGTTATTAGCTAACTACATCAAGGAACGTAAGGAGCTCCTCGTCAGAAACACCACCGGGGACGTCTGCAGCTGCAGCCTTGTTCATTGGAGCTACTGGAACGCCAGCGGCCTCAAGACCAGAATCAAGAGCGTGGTTCATGGCAGCGAGGGAGAGCTTGATCTGACCTTCGCTAGCGTGCTTGACGTTGAGGTTGCCGACGATGGTGTCGATGAGGGCATCGACTGAAACGCCGCTGGAGACCATTGCTGCAAACTTGCCATTGAGCTGCAGAGCATGGGCAAGGTCTGACTCGGACTCAAACTGAAGACCGTGTTCGGCGCAAGCCTTTACGAACTCAGGAATGTAGTAAGTGCCAACAAAGCTCTGGAGGGCAGCGATCTTACGGGACTCGTTGTTTTGAGTATCTGACATTTGAGATTCCTTTTTGGAGTATTTTGCCTTAGCCTCAGCTAATTGCTTCTGGTAGTTTTTCTTGAAGCCTGCCGGATCGGGCTTGTCTGCACCGATGGAAACCAGGTGCTTGTACATAGCCTCGATGAATTCTGGGGAATTTGGATCTGTAGGGCCGTCTGAAAACATTTTCGTATCCTTGGTAATTCCTACGGGGGGATTTCTCCCCCCGTAGGTGTTGCATCATATCTTTGAATTATGCGAAGTCAACTCGGGAGACGGCTGCAGCATTTGCAATACCGCCACCAAGCATCTCGTAGGCGTACCAGGAGAGCATTGGACCTTCACGCTTGACGAACATGGTGGTGTCCTCAAGGAAGTAAAGGCGACCAAGGAACTCAGGTGCAGCAAAGAGGAACATGCTGTTGTTGGGGACGAGGTCGTCCTTAATGGTGGTGATCCAGTTGAGGCTGCACCACTTGGTTGCCTCGCCTGCCCAGCCATTGACCAGAATGTTCTGAGCCATGTCGCCACCGACTTCTTCACGAGTCCACTTCTCGAACTCGAGAGCAGTCTTCTGGTTGACAAGAGCGGTCTGAGGACGGAGGCGAGCGCCTGCGGTCATCATGAGCTTCTTGGCCTCAACGACGTTCTCACGAGTGAGACCGCCGGAGAGAGTCTTCCATAGCGTGATGTTGGTGCCGTTTGGACCGTAGGGAACTAGCTCGTTTGCGGTCATGAGGTCGTTGGAGAGCAGCGAATTGATCGTCTGGATGAACTTGCCGTCTTCCTCTGCCTGGAGATCCTTGAGCGCATTGTCGCTAATGACCTGACGGATGTCGAGATCATAGTCGTGAAGCTCCGCAACGTCCTTGTTGAACATTGGAGTTGCAATGCGGCTGAAGGTAACGAGCCAACGCTTACCGTAGATGTAGGTTCCGCTGGGGAACTCACCGAAGGGAATCGACATCGCTCCAGGTGAATCTGGCTCGAGTTCGACGACCTTGGACGGCTTATCGGTGGAGACCTGCTTGGTGAGGTCGTCGCCGGTAATGGTCTGAGCGGGGAGAATCTTGCGGAGGAAACCCTCTTCACGAAGCTTCATGCGGATGTAATCCGACGTAGCGCGTGCAACTTTGATAGTTGACTCTGGGTTAAACTCCATCTGGTCGATGTGCTGACGAACTACTTGGTTCGCCCGCTTTTCCATATCTGAAAGATGTTCTAGTGCCATCTGTATTTACTCCTGGGTAGGTTTAGGTTTAGGTTTAATTTGAATTAGATTGCTGGCCACCAGTTGACGTAGAAATAAACCATATTTACGCCGTACTGGTTCTTGGCTACGCCTGAAGTAGCAATACCAATGACCTGGTTGGTGTTTTGAGTGGCATTTATGGCGTAGCCGTATGCACTTGGAGTACCGGTGCTAGCAAAAGTAGCAATCTTGCCTGCTGCGGAAGTGCTAGCCATAAGTAGTTGACCTGCGGTGGGAGCACCGTCGTACTCAGTGGTACCGAGCTCGTATGCGCCGGTACCAACGAGGCAGCTAACGCCGACTTCGCCCTGAGCGACTTGAGTAGACTTCTGAGCAGCCATGTTGCCCTGATAACGAACTGCATCGTTATCTTCGATACCGCCACGTGCAAAGAGTGGCATTGCATTACCGGTAGCTGCACCCTTTGCAAACTGGCCGCTGGTGTTAAGGTAGCCGATAGCGCCAGCAACAACACCAGTAGCGGTGGTGCCGTTATAGCCAGCAACGGGGCAAACGCGAGAAAGTTGACGCTCATCCCACCATCCACGGACGGGATCGAGCATGTTTGTGGTCATCTGAGTTAAGTTCTTGTAAGGCATTGTTTATTCTCCGAATCTTGGATTCGTATAGTGTAGAACAGAAGTTCTTTCTTTTCAATTTAGCTGAGGAGAGCCTCGCACCAGGCCGACGAGGACTGGTTGCCAGGAACCGCAGCGGATTTTGCGGAAACAGAGGAAGGAACACCTACCGCAAGATTACGAGCCTGGCCCACTTCGGCCTGAAGGGCAGCAATCTTGTTGGTAAGAGACGCGATAGTCTTGAGAGCGCCATCATTTGTCATGATGTAGTTTGCGAACTCAGACTGACGAGCTGGATCAAGTCCAGCGTGTTTGACAAGGTCTGCAACCCGAGCTTCGGCTTCCTTACGAGAAACCGGGCTTGGAGTTGCAGTTGGCTGGGGTGCGGAGATAGTCGAAACCATCTCAGGCACACGCTCCATGAAAGATGCGATCTTTTCTAGCGCTTTAACTGGAATTTTAATATTACTCACGACTGAATCCCTTTATAGATTGAGTTAAGTTCATTGCGAAGACGGCTGGCGGAACGCAGAGTCTGGAACTTTGCGCCTGCGCGCTTTACAGCACCGTCACAAGTCTGAAGGAAAGAAACCTGAGCTGCGGAGAGCTTGGTAGGATCTACCTTACCTGCAGCAATCAGAGCAGAAGCCTTGGCGTAGGAGCGAACATCGGACTCCTTCATGCCTTCCTGTTGCATGAGTGCCATAAGAGCAGCTTCATCCTCAGGAGTCATTGGAGGCTCTTGGCCCTCAGCACCCATCATGGCAGGATCCATCATGGCGGCCATCTCGTCTGGAGCGCCACCGCCTGCTGGCATTGCAGCCATGTCCATAAGTGCTTGCTCGGCAGCAGCCTCTTCGTCAGAAGAAATTTCCTCTTCTGATTCGGGAGACTCCTCCTCGCCTTCCTCTTCCTCTTCCATCATTTCGTCTTCTGCGAGCTTACGAAAGGTGCGGCCCTTGCGGGAAGAGCCCTCCTTCTCTGCTTTAATCTCGGCTTCGAGTGCAGCAGCAGCCTTCTTTAGCTTCTTGAGCTGAGACATCTTCTCCTCAGCGTCATCGCCTGGCTTCTTGTCTGCCCAGTCTGGAACGCCATCGCCGTCGGCATCTGGCTTCTTCTTCTCAGACTTTTCGGCAGGCTTGGCATCAGCCTGAGCGCCGGCCATAACTTCTGCAAACTTAGGAGTGCCGTCGATCTCAGCAAGAATGTCGTAAGCTGCGATCTTCTCAGCCATGCCGTGAATCTGAGCTGCGGCTGCGGCTTGCTTCTCGGCCTGAATTACTGGAAGAACGTGAGGAGCTGCAAACTTGTCCATGACAGCGGTAACAGACTGAACAAAAGACTCAGCATCACGAGCGGCTGCAGTCTTCATGTCCTCGCGCATGGACAACATGTCACGGATGGCCATCTCGCGAATTGCAGCCAACTTAGCTGCAGCGTCCTTGCCCTGCTCCTTGGTGAGAGGGATGTTGCCATCGTTATCAGCGTTTACTGGATAAGCAGCGGTGCCCTTAGCATCCTTCTTGCTGTTATCTGTTGCTTCTTGGTCTACGTTACCGGTGACGTAAGAGTCCGCCTTCTGAGAAGCCTTAACGATATTGCGAAGTTCTGCAGCAAGGCTGCGAGCCTCTGCAATAAATGCATCAGCGGCGTTCTTACCCGAGGGGTGAGAAGAACCGGGATCGTTGTTGTCATTAAGGTTGTACTTACGCTCGACCTCTGGTGCTTCACCAGATGGGCGAACCTTTACACCCTTGTTGTGTCCAGGATCCTTCTGCTGACTACCAGCTTCAAGCTTGGTGTCGCTGTCGGTTCCGAGAGGATACATTGCCTTGTTGTCAGCGGTGTTTTCTGCGTAGCGATGACCAACAACTGCAGGAGAGGTGTGGTCGTCAGCTGCAGAGTTGCTGCCGCTGGGGTGTGACGTGTTTAGAATGCTCTCGCCTGGATTCTCAGCGCGCTTCTGAGTAAGGGCGCGAAGCTGTTCGACTAAAGCGCGGTGTTCAAAGCTAGTGGCCATAATGGTGTAGTTCCTTTACGTTTGTATTTATTCTACAGTGTTCTGACAAAATCCGCAAAAAATCAAATCATCTAGGTCGCTAGCGGAGGCAGCGGACTTGATGGAGTTAAGGGTCTCAAGCTGGTAACGAATATACTCTTTTGCCCAACTTGTGTCAATGTCGGAGGATAGCTTAATTGGGTTGGACTTTCCAATTTGAGTTCCGGCAATACGACCCATCAACGGAGTAGTGACGGATCTGTACGGGCTAATGCTGGAGCACAGCTCTGCAATCTTGCCGGAAATCTTCATAGTTGCAGGCTCATACAGCGAGCTTGAAACTAGGTCGTCCGCATTAAATTCTCGTAAGGCGTCTGCAACAGCAGATTTATTAAAATTAGCAGCCTGACTAGAACTCAACTTAGATCCCGTCATTAATGTGTAAAATTCTGCTGGACGCAGCATTACCCCATTATCAGACAATCCACGCATTACAGAGTCTAGGTGGGTTGGGATATAGCTAGATAGTTTCTTGACAACGGTATCGACGTCTTCCTGATTATCTAGTACGACTGGGCGCATAACGCCGTCGATGCGCTTCTCCATCTTGGAGATTTTTTCAAGAATTTTACGCTTGTCTTCTGCTGACTTAAAGCTGCAATTAAGCGTAGCCTCTATACCTTGAATATCATTTAAAGTATAGCCTAGCTCTTCAGCTAAAGCAGCACCGCCTGCAACTCCAGTAGATGCTTTCTTTAAAGTATAAGCAACTCTATCGGCAGGACGAATAACTCTAGAGATATCGAAGAAGGTAGAGCTGGGATTATCCACTCCTACTACCTTGCCGTCATCGAGAATCTTGCCCAAAGCTTCTTTGACGTGCCAGCAGTACTCTCGGGGAGTCTTTGCCTTATTAGAGCAAATTGAGCATACGTCGTGAGCGATTTTGCAAGCCATGGAGACCGGATAGCTGCCGTTGCGCTCTAACAAAGATAGCTCTTCGGCACACTTGGAGTTGTCGAGTTCCATAAGAAGCTCGACTCTGTCCATGTCCTCGTTGTATACGGCAGCCTTTACAACGCCGTAGCTAGGATCCATAGGCGTATTCTTATGGTGCCGGAATACCTTGGCATGGCTGATAAAAGTGGGGTGATCTCGTTGAAGATTGGCTCGTTTCCAGCCATCGCCGTTTCTGTTAAATCCGAACTTCTCGGAAGCAGTCATGGCAATAGTGTGAACAGCCGTCTTGTCTCTCCCTGGAGTATAGCCCTCGATCAGGCGAGAGAACATATTTGCTCTCTTCTCCTGACCAGAGTCCAGACCCTTAGATGAGAATCTAAGGATCTCGAACGGAGCGTCGCTACCGAGGTTAAAGTGATCTGGGCTGAAAGCTTTGATAAACATTGGAGTTACTTATTGAACGGGTACGTCTCGGCCAACAACATTTTCATATATCGTTGGCGTATCGGAGAAGAATCCTGGCTCAGCTCCTAATACAGCCGGATTGTAGCCAACTCTAGGTACTAATCCAGAGAGTGGACCGCCGGTAGGATCTTCTGGAGCGTTAAATCCGTAATTATATAAGTTGAACAGCTGCGGAATAGTCATACCTGCAAGAGCTGCATACATTGGAGCTCTACCGAAGCCTGAACCTTTAGGCCCTGTAGGCATTCCTCCAAAAAGGGTTGGGGCTACTGCGGCTCTTACGCCTGCAGCAGTAGGGATTCTAGATCCAGGTCGAAGCAAAGGAGTTTGCGGGTTAAATCTAGCAGTAGTAGTTACAGGCGCACCTTTTCCTTTTCCTGATCCTGATCCTGGCCGGGTGGCGGTTATATCAACAGGAGGTGTGCTGCTACCTCTTATTAAGAGGTTTGCAGCACTTGGACTTACACCGGGACCAACCATACCTTGAGACGCCATAGCAGCACGTAATGCCGTAGGATTTGGAGTATCTACTGAAACTGGTTGACCTGCACCTGAAACTGGACGCATTGCAACTGCGCTAAGAGGAGCCTCAACGCCCTCTAATTTATTAACAGCTCCAGTACGGACTCCTAAAGATCTACTAAGTTGTAAATCTGCTGCCGCTGGAGTCATGTACATTGGAGCTCTAGGGGCATTTGGAAAGTAGCTTCTTGGATCAAGTAAAGCTCTATTTAAAAAGCCCTTAGTTGCCCCATAAGCTCCAGCACCAGAAAGTAAAGTAGCCCCAGTACCAAAGCCGCTTTGATCGGCTCCTACAAAAGGAACGTCTAAAAACGGAGAATAGAATCCTGCGCTCGTAGGATCTAAAAAGGCCCCCGCACCATAGCTTTGCTGAGTCTCAATTGGCCGAGCTAGAAGCTCAGGAGCTCCGCTCATGGTTCCAGTGGGTCCACTCTGCACCTGAAATGGAGTTCCAGCATCTGAGAGTAGTCCTCCGCCAGAAGGAGTTGCTCTACCCAAATATGCCGGAGCATTCTGAGCGCCTCTTACAGCGGAGGTAATATCTTCTGAGCCAAGAGGAGCGAGCTGTTGACTCGTAAAAGTAGGATCTTCTGCTCGCTTGGTATAGGCCTGGGCAAACTTAGCTGTAAGCTGATCTACGTTCATTATTTGCCCTTTCCGCTATCGGTAAGTCCAGTTAGCTTGGGAACCACGGAGTATTCCTTGTGCTGCTCACGCATCTTGTCTTCCATGGCCAGCATCTGATTCAACGAGAAGTCGTCAATCTGCTCGCCAGCCTCTAGTCTACGGCGCAACATGGAACGAAGCAATGGCTCGCTACGAGTTGCGGTAGGAGCAATAGAATTAATTTCAGACAAAGCCTGTTCGATTTCCTCTGGGCGACGAGATCCAATGATGGGATCAGTCTTCATGAGTTTGTGCAGAGTTAGAGCTTTATCGATTCGAGAAGACTGATCCACGAAGTCAGGATCGGCTAGCGTATCCAGGATTCCTCTTTGAATAGACTCGCTCGGAGTGTCGATGCCAGGATTTAACTGCCCGGCGATTGTTCCTAAGTGCCCAGTCAGATCAATCAGCGATGCTTCTTTTCTAACGGGACGCTTAATCCCACACATATCATTGAGAAGCTGAGTGCGCTCTAAATGATTTACGTAAGCATCGTGTTCCGCCTCAGCAAGCTTGGTATTGAGCAACCGAACCTGGTTGAAGCCTTTGACAATGGAGTCCAGCGAATCCAGTTCCTCATTACCTAAAGAGAAATAACCAATCTTATCGGCAGCAAGCTTAATGCATTCTGCTCCGGTAATGCCAGTAGCCAAGCTAATGACATCCATTGCTTCCTTGCCATGACGCTCAAGCATTTCTCTTGCCCAATGCGTACGGCGATAGGCAGTTACGGAAGCAGTCTTTTCCTTGAAGTGGCTGATGCTCTTGGCAAGGCTTTCACAAGCCTGGTTGTATCTGTTTCTATTAGTTTCAATGGCAAGCTTTTCCTGCTTGTCCAAAGAGGCAGCACTCTTGCTCAAAACATCAAACGACGGAGCTGTAGCCTGCTTTTCAACGAATAAAAAGCTATCGTCCTGGGCAGGCTCAAAATAGTTTGCAGACTCTGATAGATAAGAAAAAGAAGCCTGTGCTGCCTTCTTATTATCTACTGAAGCAGAATTTAAAATTCTAGCAACTGCTGCCTCGCCATCTGCTAGTGGAAAAGAGTTTCCTCTTTCCTCCAATCCGGCGGACTTAAAGTAAGCCAAGTGCGCTGCACCATTGTAGGCTTCTGCTGCTCGCAGAATATAATCATTAGGGTAGTCTCCCTGCGATGCAGCTTTTACAAGAGCGTCAGTCGGATCCAGGCCATCATTGACATAGCCGGCAGTCTTATTTACCAGCTGTACCAGGCGCTCTCTGTTATCCGAAGATATATGCTTTAAGTCGTTCATTGTTGCTCTATTTTACCCTGATTTTGATTTTCAACAAAACGAGGAGGATTATTGGGATGTAGGGCTGCCAGGTCCTGATCAGAATACTGCCCCGATCTAATAGGATCTGCTGGCAAGGCATTGTGATTCATAAGACCAAAGGTGAAAGATTTCAGCATTACGCTGACGATCTGAGATGTAAAGGTATCGTCTTCCTTTACTCCACCGAAGATAGCCTCAATCTTCTTGCGCTCATTAATATTGTCCTTGGCTAGTCCAATAAGCTCGGTGGCATTTCTAGCATTAGGCATAATGCCGTTGGCAGCCTGGATACCCTTGGACAATACCAAGTTGTCAAATAATGTCTCAAAAAGCTTTTGCATCTGATGCTGAGAGCACTTCTCAATGGCTTCGATCATCTCTCGACCACCAAAGATAGCTACTCGTTTCCAGAAAGCCTCTGTGCTGAACGGAGCAGAGCGCATGATTGGCTCTATGACCCAACGGTTTAAGTAACCGTAATTAGTCAGGTTGTCCAAAACGTCAAAGAAGCATTTGACGTAGTATTCGACGACAGGTGCTTCGTGCCCAACTACCTTTGCGACTTCCTCAAAGGAGTAGCTGGCTAGTACACGGGTGTCGACGTCCAGGCGATACGAAGGCCCATTCTCGTAGAGCATGAGAGCGTCAGCAATGTCTGGATGAGCGTCTTTGTACGCCTCGACAACGTCGACCGGCTCTTGGCGAATTACCTTGAGCAGTGCGTAGAGTTCTCTTACGTACTTATCGTCGTCCTTGCGGGGTTCACGCCATTCGTCTAGTAGTTTGACTACATAGTTATAGCGCCAGTCTGGACTTTTAAGTCTACGTGGTGCCGGCTGGCGATTCGATAAAGATACGTTTGCTCTACGCATTACGTCTTATTTAGTCAGGCTTTTTAGTAAATCCAGCAGTCTGCTCAATTATGCCATCTCGGAGAGCTGGATGGACAGGGCTGTGGAGAGCTTTTGCTACACTACCAAAATAGCCTAGATTTTCTGGCTCTAGCTTTTTTAGCTTCTTAGCCGTATTAAACTCCTCAGCAATTGCCTTAATGGCTTTTCTTCTAGCTAAGGTAGTTAATAATCCCCCTCCTAATGCTCCGCCTGCAGCGCCGATGATGGCGCCAAGGTGTTTATCGCCAAGTCCTGCTCCAATGCCGTACCCGGCTGGACCTCCGATTGAAGCTCCTCCTAACGTACCAGCAAGCATGCTCAGCATTGGATACTTTACAGTCCAACTAACGTCCTCTGACGGAATGCCTGCAGCCTCAGCTAGAACTTGCGATATGTTATTTCTAACATGAGCGTGTCCGTATAGAGGCATTAAGCCTGGAACTCCATAAAGATAATCTGCTACTACGTGCCCCGGGTGGTTAGGATCTCCGAAAGGAACATCTTCTGCTTTTAGTCTTGCGGCCTGCTTTAACAGCATAGTGTGAACATTGTTTGCAATTTTGATCATAGTATTACACCAATTGGTTAAGGTCTGTTTCAACTGCAGATCCAGAGTCAGACTGAATCTTACGTTCCTTGAGCTTAAGAATCAGCTCGCCTAAGTGATTAAAGGTATTACGAACCGACTCTTCCATGCTGGGAATATCTTCCTGGCTAAAGCGCTCAGAGAACTTATCGCCATGGAAAAGCATCAGGAAGTAGATACGACCGAGTCTGTCCAAGGCCTGATTGAGATCGACCATGTACTGATCCAATGGCGTATCGATGTCGGCTCTATTGATCAGCTCAGAGATATTGGCTACGTCAAAGACATTGCGCTCGCCTGACTGAGCAGCCTGCATGATGTTGTCGACGGCCTGCTGATTCAAGGCCGGCTGAGTCTGGTTCATGCCGCTAATACCGTCTAGGACTCTCTGATTGAGCACGTTTCCAGGGGCGCCACTCATAGCACTCATAGTGTCGGCTTGCGGATACTGTTCCGGCACACCCAAAGTTGGATTCATGCCCATTGGGACTGGGGGAGTGTTCGGATTGAAGACCATGCCAGGATCAAAGAACGGGCCTTGAGCCTTTTTCTGGAAGGTATAGCTGGCCTCCTCTAGAGCAGCCGCCTTCTTCAAGGCGTCCTTGGCCGTATCAATGCCAAATCCTACGCCGGCAACCAAAGTTACATATGCGTCCCGGCGAGTGGCCTGCTTGAACAGCAGCTTGCCATTGCAAGTGGCGGTAAATCCGCTTCTGTCCTTGGCAACCTTAATTTCATCAAAGAGACCTTTGATCTTTGCGTCGATATCTCGAGCGTCTCCAAGATCGATCTTTGGGCAGGAGTACATCTTCGCCTTGAACGAGTGTACCTTCGCTGCCTTTGGTACATACAGCGTATTGTCGATAAGTCGCATACGGCGATACGCTGGAGACACGACGACCTTCTCCATGGGGTAGCCGCCATAGTGAATCTTGTAAGTGGTGGCGCCGTCGAACTCAACCTTATCCGTTAGACAGAAAGGTGCAGACGCTTGAGATCCATCTGCCTCTACGAAGATATTGTAGGAGACTTGCTTATCGGAAACTCCGACAGTATCAGCAGTAGTCTTGGCGGACTCAGCCGAAGACAGCCCGTCCAAGAACTTCTTGAAGGCTTCAGTTCCGCCATCAAAAGAAGAAACAAAGGTCTTTACAGACTCTACGCAGCAAGGTGTGACTTTGTCGTTGTCGGTAGGAATGAAGACGTGCTTGTTGAAGTTGTCTACTCCAAGCTCCGGCATCATTACGCCACGTGCAAACGCTCCGCCCTTCATGAGCAGGTCGTACACGCAGGCGCCGTCCACAGCGTTAAGCTTCATTGGGCGCTGAATCTTGTAGGGAATCTTTCCTTCGCCTCTATTGTCTCGAAGGACGATGCCCTCCTCCAGTAGCTCCTGCTTCTCCGAATCAGTCATTGATTCAAATACAGGTTGAGGGCTATTGGCGTCGATGACCTCTACCTCTGGCACCTTCTCGTTGTCGAGCTGCTCGACTTTAGCCTGCTTGCATGAGCTAAGAGCCTCATACAACTCCTCGCCATAGGCTTCAGAAGCAAGCTTGTGCAGTCTTGGATTCTGCATTAGCGTACGAGTGTAGATATCCGCCAGACGGCAGTCAGCCTGCTTTAAAAACGACGGAAACGTCCAGTCAAAGTTGACGGCCAAGCTCTGCATCTTATCCATGCTGAGCTTGGTGTTAATGGTTGGATTGTAGATTTTGCTTAGATCCAAACCTGACTGCATGCCGACCATGACATCGCCACGGGACATGCCTGAAGGCTCTCCCAGTTCCTCTGGACGAGAGTTGAGCAGAGTGTCAACCCAGTTTTCCTTGTTGGGTACGAACTTGTCCTGATTCTGATTGTAAAGCAGCTCAGCGCCCTTTAGCTCTCCGTTCTTGTAGAAGACAGGAACGAACAACTGACGACCAGCTACGTCAAACTTGAACAAGCCGATGGCCTGAGTGCCTTCGTCGTTCTTGTTTACGACCTCGAAGCCAAGCATGTAGTCGAGCAAATTGGGAATCTTGTCCCGAATGTAGGCAAAAGCCAGCTGAAAGAAATTCTGCTCGAATGATGCGTCGTCCGCAAGTTTAATGAGATTCTTTCTAGGCATGTTTATCTCGAATAGGAATTTACCTGACGGGGTTTCCCCCGCCAGGTAAGAGTAGTTAGCTATTAAACGTTGTGCTCGGCAACAACGATTACAATCTCAGCAGTGTCTCCTGCGGCACCGCTACCGATGTTAGCACTGATTGCAGTCTGGCCTGCAATAACTAGGTTAGCTGCAGTAGCGTGTAGTGCTGCCTCTTTAGCCTTTCCTGAAGTGGCTGAGGCTGCAGTAAAGATAGGAGCAGTCGCATTAACAACGCTAGTGCCACCGGCAGTGAGAACCAAGGTCTCGTCTCCTCCAAGACCAGCAGTAGTGCGCATAAATACTGCCACTACAGTGCCTGGCTTGTGAATGGTCAAAGACGTATTGGCGGTATTTGAAGACAGGCTGAGATGATAGAAATCAAGGTTGGTGCCAAACTTGATCTTAGCATCTGCCATATCTCTCAGGATTGCCTGCTTAGCCAAAACTCCGGTAAAGTCTGCAGCACGCTCAGAGATGCACTCTACAGCGTTGTTCGCAAGTTCCTTGCCGTTGGGGCCAACGTATGCAAAGAATCTTGAGCCTCCAGAGGTGTTCTTGAAGATGTGCGTAGCAACGGAGAGTTTACGATAGTTTTCTAGATCTGAAAAAAGATTGTTATCTGCCATATTATTTTCCTTTGGTAAATTGAAAGGGCCTTATTTAGACTAGTCCCAATCTACTACTAGTTTTTATTAAAACTGTCGACAGTAGGGGCAGTTTAAATTGCCCCTTCACCTCCAGCAGGAGCAGGTCTATTAAACCCCGGGAGGTTCTGCACGCCCTGGCCGAGGCCAAGGGCTCCAATACCCTTATTGAAAAGGCCACCAAGATAATCTATTCCGGCATCTACCTTAGCGCCACGTTCTGGGCTAGATTCGCCGTAGTACTGTAGACCACCTGCGCCAAGGCCACCAAGACCACCACCGATGAGGCTACCCATGAGAGCAGAGCGGAGATAGCCGCGAAGACTCTTGTCCTTACCGAAAACAGCATTGGCCAACAAAGAAACGGGAAGGCCGGCAAGAGCGCCTGCGCCTGCGCCGATACCTACACCGGGACCATAGCGCTTTCCAGCTTCAAGAGCATCGCTGCCCATAGCCATAGCCTTGTCCATCATGCCGGGCTCAGCGCCACCAATCATGGGTTCCATATCCATGGTTCCCTTGTTTGCCTGCTTGTAGTGAATTAAAGTCGCCGCAATAAGAGGCTTCTTAACCTGTGCGAGTTCGTAAGCTTGTTTGATCATAAATGCTCCTTTTAGGTAGAAAGATTATAGCACAAAAAACTAGTAAGTGCCTTTAGGGCCCTTTGAGATTTCTCCAGTAGCCAAGGCGGGAATCCAAGATGTGCCGTGGATTTGAGATGTGGATCCACGTTGCACGTTATCCAAGAATGTCTTTTTAAGGTTAAATCCTCCGAGCTGGACCATCCAGTCTCGATCTCCAATAAGTGACATCATGGCTCTCGTCATGGTTGGCTTAAATGGAGGAGGATTTTTATGCGCAACCACTTCATTGAATCCGTTTTCTTTTAGCTCCTTAGCAACACTTGGAGTTATACGGGTTCCAATCGAATAGTGCAAAATTGGCTTCTCTAAAAAGTGATTTAGATACTTGCCTGGCTCCCCAGATACGAATCCCTGTCTGGGTTCGTAGCGAGATGCAAGATAGTCGTAGCTGACCAAATCTTCAGGATACGTGCCAGGAACTACGTCCGGCTCTGTAATTTCCACCTGATTGATAAGCCCACGAGCCACGACTTCTACGTTTCTACGATGTGCTGGCAGGCCGTTCTCTTGTAGGGCAGACTTGAACTGCTGGACAAAACGGCGTCTAGCCTCGCCAATGCCTTTTAATTCTGCCAAATCTTTAGGATTGACTATGCCGTCTGAGAGTGCATCTCCGGCTTCAATGGACTGGCCTGGCTTGACGGTTACGGCTTGATCTGTAGGCACATAGTATTTTTCATTATTTACGTGAACGTAATTACCGCCCTGTGGAGCAGGTTCGATCTTACCTACAATGCCATCTGCAGTCGTGACAGGAGCGCCGTCAGTAAAGGTTTTTGGAACTTCTACTAATTGGTTTAAATAGTTAAATCCGGTAACACTGCGCTTAGCTTTGCCCTTTGCAACACCGCCACCGTGCTTTGAGTTAAGCATGCCTTGGCTTACAGGTTCAGCAATTGCCTGAGCGGCAGTGATGCCGACATTCATGCCGGTCTCGGCCAACTTACCGTGCTCTCTGACGCCTGCCGCCCAGCGAGGCAATCCGTTCATTGCGCTGACAGCGGCAATGGGAGAATAGATCATAAGTCTCTTTTTACCTGCTTGGGACAAAGACTTAAGAATGCTGGAGTCCAAGTATGTACCCTTCTTGAACTCTCCTTCGTCTCTAGCCAATATGGAGCCCATGTTGTCTGGGTCATCCGTATCAACCATCAGACCCTGGCCATCCTCGATATCCTCGTCTGTGACTACCAAGCGGTGAGCTGCGCCTGTAAGACGCTTGGCAAAGTAGCCTGCGTCACCTACTGCCAGTTTTACATCGATGGCGCCTGAGCGAGCACCGTAGGAGCCAGCCCAGTACTCGACCGGATCTACGCCCTCGGAGTAAGAATTGACGACTGGGATTGGAACCGGGCGACCCTTGTTGTCGCTATACATCAAGTCGGTGCCAATCATGGAAGACAACTGATTCTTGTTTCCACGGGCGCCTGCGTAAACCTGCATGGCAAAGGGATTCTCGGACTTCAAGGCCTCGTCGTACACCGAGTCAACCAGGTTGTCCTGGTACTTCAAGGTCGCATCTACAATCGCGGCGTCTCTCTGCTCGGGATCCTTTACGGTGCGTAATATGGTTCGAACGTCCTTTTTAAGAGCGTCGGTGATCTTGCTCTTGGCCTTGGTAGGCTTGAGGCTTTCCAAGGTAAAGCTGGATAGAGGCGACTGTCTTGCGCTCTTTAGACCAATTAGAGTCAGCTTCTGCACCATGTCCTTGTAGTCATCTGGCTTCATTGAAGTAGCCATCTGAGTAAGGAACTTGCGCATAGAGGACTTGTCCCAGACTCGAGCGTGGTCTCGGTGTTCCTCGGGAAGCGATGAATTGATGAGCAGTTGACCTACTGTGGTTATCGATGGTTCCATGGCGTGAGTACCTCGCTGCCACACTGAGTCTTGATTACCTTGTAATGAGAGTATGGCGCAGCAAGAGCCAAAGAACTCTGCTTGCCAAACACTCCGGACATATCAGGGCCAAACCAGTCTATGGCTTTATTGGCAATAAACTCGTAGCCAGGCATTCTGGAGCCCATACCTAATAAGAATTGTCCAAGTCCTCGCAACTGTCTACCGAAGCTACCCATGCCGGAAGTCCAGTCATCGATCTTATTGGACATATGCGTAGTGGCAGCATTTGCCATTAAAGATCTAACCAACGGAGAGTTTCTATCCAAGCTACCCATGATAGCTTGTGGCATCTGGCTAAACTGCTGATTTGCAGCGCTTTGCCCTACTACTGTTCCTAGCTGTGCTCCAGATCGCAATCCAAATGGATCCCATTGCCCGCTAGCCGTAGTGGCAAAAGGATTGGCATTTAGTCTAGTTGCACCTGCCGCTACTCCCTGGAGAGTTGGTCCCGCTCCAAGTCTTGCAGCATTGGTGTATCCGCCTACTGCTTGGACTGGATCTATACCTTGCAGCAATTGACCTGCGTATGGGCTGAAGTTACCAGAAGCAAATCCTCTAACTGCTGCAGGATCCTGAGACATCTGCAGTGCTCTTTGCCCCAAGGAGCTAAGTCCTTGCATGTACTCAGGACTGAATCCCCGGGTTTTAATTGCTTGATTGTATTCCGCAGATCCTGGTCTTAAATGGCCATAGGCCTGCAGATCCTTGGATAGAGCAGAGCCCCAAGCCTGAGTATCAGTAGGAGATACATTAGGAGGCATAAGACTGCCTTGAAAGGCAGGCGGAGTGTAGGCTTGCTTTATTAGAAATTGTTTAAGCAGGGGATCCATCGCGTAAATCCATTTTATGCAGAGTTACCTGCTCCGGAGTCATTCCTGTAATCTGCTGCACTTCCTTAGCAAAGTCCGGCAGACCTAAATGCGTAAACTTGTAGGTGCCAGCGGCAGTCTCAGTAACAGCGAACACTACTCTGTCTTGGTCGTCGTAAATCAAAATCGAAGCCAGCTCTTTTTCATACTTGGCCGGAATTAGAACGTTTCGTTTTTGAGTACGTGCTCTCATCAGCGCAGTAGATCCGTTATTGATCGCATCAAAACAGTAAAGTCTTCCGACTCATCAGATGCCTGAGCAACCATACCTGGCGGAGGAGCTGCAGGCAAACCCATTGCGGCGGGATCCATCATGGCAGGATCCATTGGAGGCATAGGCGCAGGAGCAGGCATTCCAGCAGGAGCCATTGCCTGCATCATGGCTACCTGAGCGTCCATGACTTGTTGCAGCATTGCTTTGATATTGGAGATTTCTCCAACGATATCCATTGGTGGAGGCATACCCCCAGCCATAGCGGGATCCATTGGTGGAGGCATACCCCCAGCCATAGCGGGATCCATTGGTGGAGGCATACCCCCAGCCATAGCGGGATCCATTGGTGGGGCGGGCATAGGAGGCATTTGCCCACCTGGGGCAGCTACCACAGCCTTTTTGGAAGAAAAAAGTTCTAGATATGGATCGACCATAGAGTACCTATTTTACTAAATTTGCAATAAAGGGACACTTACCTACGCCCAATTTCTATATTTGGACCTGGGTTTATTTCTCCATCAGCTATACCGCCTACTTCTGGGAAAACTTGAACAATAAGGCCAGGTCTTGAGTAGGTTATCTTTGGCGCAGATGGAGGTTTGATAATAAATGCTGGAATACATACTTCAGTCTTAGACACTGTCAGTATATTGCTAACTCCGAGGAACGTATTCACGGTACGCAAGGTTGGAGTATTTACGCGACTTACTGCAGAAGCCTGACCACTTAGGGAGATGGTTGGACTTAGTGAACCTGTTACTGCCAGCTTGCACTCTATCAACGCAAACTTAATAGTAATGTAGGCTCCCAAAGATGCAGAAAGTCGGCTAATGCAATTAATTGGCAGCGGTACAGTACCGGGCGACAAGACTGTTAAATCCGGTGGAAGATCAGAAACTCCGAGACATCCGTAGACCGGATCGCAATCCGCTGGCGCGAAGAGACCCAATTTCGAGCTAGCAGATCCTCTGAGCCCCATGTTTACCTTGCAGAAAACTGAGCCTGTGGTCAAAGCAGGAGTCAAAGGCGCAGCGGGCAGCGCTCTTTGCTTTGGCAATGAAACAGACGCTACATTGCATATCGCTGCTATCGCCTTAGTAGGCATTATCTTTGTAGTGCTATTTGGACTTAGATCGGCCGCAGCAACTAAAGATGTTGCAGCGATAGGTAGCGTCAACGCATTTGTGGTTACTCCTACCGTGAATCCAAACTCCGCCAAGATAGGAGCATGATTGACTTCGATGCTTCCCGTAGCGGTGGTGCGCTTGCTGTTATGCTTTAATCCTAGCTCAAACATACCAAGCCACGTTTCGGCTCGTCCGTTATTTGCAGTCAATCTATTGGAGTCGAGCGTTAGGAAAGGATCATCCAGCAGATCCAAACTATAGATCGAGCTTAGAGTGTCGTAGCTAGCAGGAGCTGCCTTGTACGGGTGATTGTTTGGCAGATTGGCCTGTAGATTAAACTTGTGGGCCAAGTAGCCTTCGACGATTTGAATGTCCTCGTCGCTAAGGCGTCCTTCGACCACTACGACCTCTGCATAAGTATCATTAGTATCGTGGAGATTGACTGTGGTTGTGCCTGTTGTGCCGGCAATTCCTCCGCCTAGGTGATATCCAACGCCTATACCAGTAGCTGGCATATAAGTAGTCGCGTTCTGCACGTTCCATGTAGTGACTGGCGTGCCATTGACTCTTAGGCCTCTATCTGCCAACCCCCCATAATAGCCACACAATACTCCAGGATTAGTGTTCACTGCCGTAGCTGCCGTATCGTATGTAGATCCCATGAAGAGCACTGGTCTGCCTAAGCCAAATCCAATTCCTTGTACCTTGGGATTTCCTGCTCCAGGTAGAGCATACTTTCCTATAGCTGCGTGTATATCTGCAGCGTTTGCAGGCTTTTGATACACCAGGAAATAGGTAAATGAGGATTCGGCCACTGAGGCAGGGGCATATAGCTTGTCCGCAGTACTGTTATCGAACTGTGCGCCTCGGAAGGACGTATTGAATGTAGCGACATTGGGTTGCGCTGCAGGAACGCCTTCAGCTAAGGTAATCGATTCAGTCGTAATGCTATTAGACCAACTGGAAATAGCTTGACCTACCGTAGAGGACAAGCTTTCGTATTTAAACCAAGCTCTGACTCCTAGATTTGCAGGAGTTACAGGCCCAGGATTAGCAACTCTTCCGCCAGTCCTTGCTGAACGAAGATCTGACCCTACATACTCGAGTTTAGCGCTTCCTCCGTAAGTGTTACGAATGAAGCTAGGAGAAATAAAGTCATTTGACGAGCTCAGCGTAATTGCCGAAGCATTGTCTGACGCCGACGTAACACGTACAGATCCATAGGAATTCAGAATAGTCGATTCAAAGCCCGTGCCATTCTTGGCTGCAATTACAAAGTCCGCCGGCTGGCTTAGATCCGAGCCCATATTGGATCCGTCGCGGAATACTCTTTGAATGCCGATCTTGGAGTCCAGATTCAAGGCAAACAACGAAGCAGAGTTTACTGTGCAGGATACTCCGCGAGGAACAATGCTTAGAACGTACTGAGAGTCTAGGAATGTTGCAGCACCTGGCCAAGTATCGAGGGCTAGGAACGTTTCAGCAAAGTGAACAGGATCGTTGATTGAATACAACGAGGACTGCCCTACTGCAGAGAATCGGCGGATCGTCGTCTTCTGGCCGTCGAAGTATCTGTCGAGGTATACGTCTACAGACCAAGAATCTGTAACTCCTGGAATTCCAGAAATATAAGACAAAGCAATATTGGAATAGTCGAACTGCTGCAGTCTTGGTAAGACGTCCTGCAAAGACTCATCTGGCAAAGAGAAATACTGTTTTTGCGCAGTATTGACTTTGTAGAACTCTGGGTTAAGAGACGTAGACACGTCATCGTAGCCCCACTGTACTAAGTCTCCAGTGCTCTTCAGTGCATATATCTGCCCTCTGTAGGTATCTAGCTGAGAGACAACGTCGCCAAATATAAGACCCGACGAGGCCACGTTACGAATTGCAAGAGCCTCTGCCGGAGGAGAGTATAGAAGCGCGTTACAGCTAGCAGGCACTAGGTCTCCGCCAAATACGATAACTTCGTCATCTGTACTTACGATTACGCTATAGCCTGCCCCATATGGGAATCTGGTGCTTCTTTGGAAGTGGTATTGGTATCGCCCCGCAGCCACCAGCTTAGCCTTCCTGCTACCGCCTCTACGGAATGCAGTAGGTACGTTAGTGGCATTTGATATTGTGCCTTGCCGCACGCCAAATCCTAGTAAGGCCTGTACAGCCTCTACTACAGGCTCTCTATTTGGATAAATTTCTGATATAGGGGCGTTTATAGCATAAGGGTGATCTAATGGCAGTATGGCTGGGCACAAAGCTCCAGCCCGGTGAATAATGTATCCCTCTAGCCTATCGCTATAGTTAGTTCTGTAGCTAGGATCATCGGGAGTCTTCTCGCTCAACGAGTTATCTACAAACGCAACTACTCTTTGATCTGTACTTCCCGTACCTCCAACGTAACTGGTAATTTCGAATCCAGTCGACGTCATTGCATACGCGGTGAACTCGCCGCCTGCGACAGCCGGGCAATTGAATCCCTTATTTTCTCCAGAGTAGGAGAAGCCTGGTACATTGCATTGGCCCTTGCTGTTATCTCCGAAGGCTAAAATATCTCCGGCATTGACTGCAAAAGTACCGCCTGGCACAAATTGAGAGTAGCTTGAAGAGGCTCTGCCGACTATGTGTGCTTTACCTGCACTTACAGTTGAGAATTGAATATCGAAATAAGGAGCCGGAATAGTCGATATAGAGCCCCAGGCAAGCAGCTTGTTAGTGGATGCGTTTATGGCTACGGTGAAGGTATCTCCGCAAGCAACCATAGAGTACGTGCCTGCGGGACTGACAGCCTGTCCTTGCGTGTTGCTACCCCAGCACGCCACTGTCCCATCTGCTCTTAATGCTGCAGCGTGGCGATTTCTGGAACTTACCGATGTAAAAGTGCTGCCAGTTGGGACAGTCAAAGCACCGTCTGAACCGGCACTACCCCAAGCAACCAGAGTTCCTTGTGTAGCGTTGTACGTGGCTGCCTTGATTGCGTAGTAAGAATTGCTGCCTGCGGCAACGGCAATTGCGTGCTCAAGCCCGGTTAGCTGGGAGCTGGAGTAGTATCTACTCGTGGTCTTAGCTCTTATAGATGCAGGAATTGCGTTATATGCTGCAGTGAACTCTGCTTGAGTTGGCGCAGCAACAACAACATGTTTGTATGGGCCTACTTGAGTAATGGTAGTAGGGTTAAAAGATACAGTGCGTCTAGTGTTTGCATCTGGTACCGCTGTGTAGTACGGCGCACCAGTATCTCCCCAAGAAACCATGGTTCCACCTGTACCCGTCGTACGAACAGCGACAGCGTAGTACGAGGACCAACCAGTGCCTAGCTTGATATAGGATCCTGCTGGAGTGCTAGTGACTAGAGTTCCATACCAGTCCGCTCCCCACGAAGCTAAAGTATTATCGGACTTAATTGCTACAGTGTGATAGTAGCCTGCGGCGATATCCAAACATCCAGTGCCCAATCCGACAGGATTCGTGGTCTGCCCATGGCCATTATCGCCCCAGCAAACTACTGCACCATTAGACTTGAGAGCAACAGTGTGATAGGCGCCAGCAACTATCTTTACAACGTTAGATTGAGCGTTGACCGGTACGTTCAACTGACCTGAGCCATTGTCACCCCAGCAGACAACTTTACCATTAGTTGTAAGGGCAGCAAAGTGTCTCTTACCGCCAACTACTTTAGTACATACTCCTAAATCTGAGGGGGGTGTCAATAAGCCATCGTAGTCTGCTCCCCAGCAGACTACCGTACCATCTGTTTGCTTTATACCTGCAGCAGTGTATTCAGCTATGGCTACATCGGTGAAGTCAAAATTGGGAACACTTCGTATCGGGGCAGGTAGATTACCTCCATTAAATCCAACTACAGTAGCGCGAGAGTCGGACTTAAGAACAATAGATCCCTCTATAGCGCTAACTACTTTTTGACAGGTAATAGATATATCTGCCGCATCTGCTCTTTGAGAGTTGTAGTTCTGGCCCCAGCTAAAAATAGTGTTATTGGACTTAACTGCATAGGCGCACTTCTGGCCCAGAGCAACTGAACTCGGAGAGGTAACCACCGCTCCAGGCTCATAGCTTTGCGGAAGCAGTCGACGGCTAGCTACGTCATATGTTATGTATCTAGACAATTCGTCAGCTACGCTGACAACTGGATATGCAGGATATATCAAAACGTTAGAAGTAGGGTCTTCCGCTTTGAACTGAAACTGCTCAGAAGTATAGCTGTTTCCAAGACTTCTAAATCCATAAACCTCAGTAGGAAGATGCGCAAGATCGCTGACCCACTCTGGCTCATTTGGAAATACTACTTTTGGCCAACGACCGCCTGGATTTGGAGTTTCGTCCGAGTAATCTAATGCCT